TCGTTATATTTATCGTAAATGTTATCTTGTGATGTATTGGGTACCCTTGTACATCTTTCAGGATATTTCTTTACGAAGTCATAGGCTTCTTGAGTAGTCATTACCTTGTCTGAGGTAAATTCGTAGGTTACATAAGAATAAGTTTCACCCAATCTAGAAACTTCATATTGCTGGTATCCAGATTTCTCAATCTTATAGATTTGATTTTCTGGAATCGTTTCTATTTCTACCCTATATTTATACCATTGCTTCTTCTCTTCTTTTGGTTTAATGCCCATGCTATCTTGAAGAGAGATTAACTTGGTTATTGGACTTTCAAAACGAGAAGGAGCAGTGCTCACTTCTACTGGATGAGTTTTATTCTCACCAATAAAGTAAATCACTGCCCCCAAGGTTACCAGGCCCAATATGAATTTAGTTTCTGAGTTCATAACCTGTAGTTTCGAATTTATTTTTAATGTTCTTTGCAAGGTATTTACCTTTTGATTCTGCTTGATGTAAACCGTTGCAGATTTCATAAGGTACATCATCATAGCGATAAACTCGATTACCTTTAAAAGCAACCCAAAGTTGTTTTTTCTTTGAGTCATAACCAAAGCCCTCAATATTAGAGGATTCGCAAGGAATCATTTCGACTCCAGTGTTCATTTCTACTGATTCTAAGTATTCGTTCTTTTCCATGTCTATATTAAAATTTTAAAAGTGTTAGTTCTGGGTGGAATTTGAGATTTGCCCTCTGGAAGATTGCCCAGGTACCAAGTACTCCCTGAGAATTAGTATGTACCCATTCATCTTCCATTCTGAATAATATGTGAGAGCATACCATCATTTGGTATTCGCTTAACATATTTATCAGTTGAGGAGTATTCTCCATTTCTACGTATAATTCAATGTGCTCATCTAGTGCTCGAATTATTTCGTCATCCTCAATCTGAAGGAGTTTTTTGATTAAGTCTTGGGCAATGTCATTCCCATTTTTAACATCCTCTTTGATTGAGTTGAGTGATTCAATCTGAATACTAGCAATGAGCTTTACGATGTCTTTTGTTTCCTTGTCCATAATTAAATTTTCTTTATGCAAGTATACTAAAATTATTTTATATAAAATATTCTTTTAATAAATACAGAGGTAAGTGTTAGCGGTTCTTGATTTCCTCTATCTTTTCCTTGATTGAGTCGGGGAAGATAGCATCATCTACCCATCGCATAAAGAATTTAGAAGGCTTCTTTTCTGGGTTGAGAAGTAATTGTCTTTGCTCTGTAGAGAACTTAATACGTTCATCTTCCCTCATATACTTGGGAAGTTTAGTGAATTCTGCCTGAGAGAAAGAGATTACGTTCTTACCAACTTGGGCCCTTAATGGTTTCTTCCTTTCCTTATAGAGATATGGGATAATCTTTTTCGAGGGTCCCCCAAGAATGCTAAAACCAAAGATTACCATTGGGTCAAATTTATCTGCTTTTGGGTCCTTAGCCCGTTTGATACATCTTGCCATCCAAGAAAATGAATTGGGATATTGCTTATTGTCTGTTGCTTCTCCCACATCTTTTTTATTAAACTCAAATCCAGGAAAGTGAAATAGAAAATCTTCAGTAAGGATAAATACAAATCCCAATCCCCTAAGATATTTAATGATATCTTGTTGGCTTTTACCCTCTTCAATCATTTTTTCTACATCTGCAAGAATATCCTCCCTTGGTGATTCCAATTCCTTAGTTGTAGACCCTGCAGGTCTTCCTCTGCCCACATTAGGTGCCTTAGCAGGCAATGTACCAGATAACCTATCTAAGTATTCTTTGAAGTTATCAATATCTTGTTTATTAGTAAGAGTTACTTCTACTCTTATGGGACCGTTATGCTGTACCTTTGGACCTGAATTCATCTCGGTATAAGCATCTACCAACCTATCTGATAATGGAGTACCATTCTCTGATAGTGTAGTGATTCTAAGTTTTGGTTTATATACTTCTTGTTCCATTTTCGACTTAATTAAAAAATAAAAGGCCTGAACAATTTTTATATTGCCAGGCCTTCTACCATTATTAACGAATACTCAAAAATATGATAAGTAAAAGTAAAAAGTGCTCTTATTAATCTTCTTCTTTAGCGGCCTTCTTTTTCTTCTTGTCTTTGGCCTTCTTATCTTTCTTATCGGAAGCCGGTTTTTCTTTTACCTTTTCTTCCTTCTTTTTCTTAGTTTCCTTTTCCTCCTTGGGAGCCTTACCTGAAGCAAGTTTTCTTTGCTCCATACGATATTTTTTCTTCTCAGCCGAATTCATTTCTCTGCCATCGATGAGAGGATAATCGTATTTGGTAGCTGTTCTACCACCATTTCCTTTCTTTTCCTTTTTCTCTTTGGCAGCCTTCTTCTCAGCTTTTTCCTTCTTCTCTTTTTCCTGGAGTTTTACCAATTTCTTGTTGTTCTCTTGGTCAGCTTCAGGATAGGCAGCAGCAACTTTGTCTCTTTCCTTATTGAGCTTGTTTACAAGTTCGGTAACCTTTTTACCATGTTTCTTGTCTTTGGTCCAATCCTTAGTAGGGTCCAACTTGTTCTCTTTAAGGTAAGCATCCAAAGCTTTCTTAGCCTTTGTGAGTTCCGGAGTCTTGGATTCCGATTTACTCTTCTTTTCGTCTTTCTTAGCCATTTTCATTTATATTAGGTGAATAATTGAATTTCCTATTTACATAATACCATAGTTATACCTTCCTAATTTGGGTTGGGATTTCTTTAATTTCTAGGATTTCTAAACTGCATTGTTTTAAAACTGCCTCGAGTTGAAGTATATCTTCTACCTCTTTCTGAGATAAGTCCGTAAAAGTTTGTTCAAAAGTTTCTTTCTGTTCCCCCCTTATAAAATTAAATTGGGCAACAATATAAGTCCCATGAAGTTTTTTATTCAGGGCTCCTTTAAGAGATATGAGTTTTCTTTTCAGATAATTACTCTTCAACCTATGGGATTGGTATTCGCCTTTCTTACCCTTACTAAGAGCTACCTTTTTAAGGTACGAAACATAATCTAATTCTCTGAGAGTTTGATTAATGTTTCCCACTAATAATCTTAAGTCTTTTTCCATTTGGGTCTTTGCATTACTTGGTTAGATACTTCCTGAGTTTCTTCTGATAGCATTTCTCTTGCCTCATTTATTATATTGATGGCAAGTTCCCTTTCATCTGGTCCCAGGTTTAATTCTTTATCTTCTAGTACATCAATATAAGTATTTATTAGATTATCCAATGCAAGTATTCGAATATTCTTTCGAATTGCTAATTTCTCTTCTTCCATGGGTATAAAAAATTAAAGCCCACTACCTTCACAGGCAATGAGCTTTTGGCTGAACAACGTCCTAAGTGTGGGGTTGTTACTCTATGAAATTTAAACTATTGCAGACGATATGTAATCGCTATTTTAGGATGTGCCTAGATTAATCTTCTGATTCTTCCTCTTCTTCTTCCTTAGCCTTTTTGTTTTTCGGAGAACAAATAACGCCATGTCCTTTCTTAGACTTAACGGTAAGAGTTCCCGGAACGAATGAAACTGAAGTTGATACCGGTTTGCCATCCGTAACCAATACAGAAGTAACCACTACACCCTGATAGCCTTCCTTGTTCTTTACAGCATAACCAAAGTTCATTACCTTGGATTTGTCGTTAATGGCAATAACATCGATTTGCTTGCTGTTAGGACGTTGTTCAGCCGGCCGATTCTTAAGTGCCTCTTGACGAGCCTTGCGTTTAGCTTCTTTTTCGGGGTCTTTTTCTTTATCCCCTTTCTTCTTGGAGTCTGATTTCTTTGTTGCCATAATTTTTAATGTTTTATAAGTTAATGGTTATTATAAGTAAACTTCTACGTTTATTAATAGTTGATAGTAAAGGTAGGGAAATTTCCCTACCTTCTTTTAAATCTTGAATACGGTTACCAGATTACTTTTTCCCTTTCTTGCCTTTACCTTTGGCTTCTTTCTTTGCCGGCAATTTGAGACCGAGTTCTTTAGCGATTGCTTTACGGAGTTTTTCGATGTCGTCTTCATCATAATCGTCTGGGTCAGTTTCAAGGTCTTTGTCGTCGCAGACATCCTCAAGTTCTTCGAAGTCCATTTCGGCAAGTTCTTCACCGGTCAGTTCTTCCTCTTCTTCTTCCTCTTCGGAATCATCATCATCATCTTCCTCATCGTCATCATCCGATTCCTCTTCTTCTTCCTCTTCTGAATCATCATCATCATCGTCTGATTCTTCCTCTTCTTCTTCTTCTTCCTCGTCATCGGATTCAGAACCAAAAAGATCTTCGGCTTCTTCGGCAGAAAGCATAATAGGAGCAGGGATAATCTTTACTGAGCCGTCTTCGTACTTAATGATGATTGCACCATTGATTTCTGTTCTGGAAACTTCTTTCAGTTCCACTTCTTTTTTCTTCTTAGCCATTTTCGTAATGTTTAAGTTGGTTAATAATTTATTTATATCACTCTGTTATAAGTTTCTTTACCAGTATGGATTTCTGAGTATACCCAGATTTTAATAATTCCTCCTGAGCAATATTGAATTGTTTTATCTCATCTAGAGTTGTCTTTAATTCTAATTGAGATTCAATTGTTATTGCCTGAGAGGCAAGTTCCTTGTCACCTTGATAAGTGACTATCTTAAACTTCTTACCTGCAAATGGGTTTGCTGGTTGATGTGCTGTGATTTTAAAACCTTCGTTATTATTCATTGCTATATTTAATTTTAGTTATCCCAGGAATACCCACCTTCCCAAATACTTCGGTATAGGATTTGTATTTCCCTTTTATCATTGTTTTATAGTTATCGGATAATCGAATTGGGTAGACCCATATTTTATTTTCTATCATCCTATTTGTCATTATATAAGCATAAGACCTTCTAAGTTTAATACTCTCTAATGGAACAAACCCTTGAAATAATAAAGACTTCTTAATAAACCTTTCTTTAGGCAAATACCCTAAAAATTTAAGTGATGCCTCATCGAATATTTCGAGCATATCCCTTTGTGCTTTGATAAATAGTACCTTTTGTATTGGGATGTTCATCTTCTTTCTTAAATATAAAGCCAATGAACTTACCAATGGAGGATACTGCAAGAATAACAGATTGAATTTATTTTTCTCCTCTTGACTCAGCCTGTTGTAAATCCTGTAGGATAGCAAGATTGATTTGTAATCTCTTTTGCCTTGTATACTTGGGAGATATGCCTTGCCGTTGTCCATAGAGTTTGATTGAGTACCTTTCATTGAATTCCTTTTTTCCTTTAGACTTAAAGACTCGGTGCATTTGTACCATAAATCTTCTTCGTCGGTGTTTATCTATGTGATATTCATCGGGCATTATGAACTTCCTTGCTTTTACGAATTTACCCTTAAACCAGAATTTAGTACTACCCTTTTTAAGAAGTTTACCATTCATATCGGATAATTCTCTAATGCCTTGTTTTATAAGTTTCCTCCCAGATATTATATGGATATATTGAAGAACATCTACACCATAAAGATAAACTAAGGTAACCTTTACTTGGTGTCTAGTAAAATATGGTATACCGGTTAGATGTTTCCTATATAATTTCTTTTCAGTAACAATCTTATTGGTAGTATCTGGTCTCCAAGTCCATATATAATATCTATCTGGTCGTATGGGTCCATTGTTACTTTCCTTTAGCTTTACCATTTATATTCCTCTTTGCCATTCTATACCAAAGATTGATAGATTTCTCATTTGCTTCGGGGAATTTCTTTTTCATTCTCCGAATAACTCTATCAAGTTCAAAACCTTTTGCAGTTAATTCGAATACATAAGATTTCTTTGTACCCTTGATAAGATTAAATTCATCCCTCTCTCTTGGTGGTTTCTTTTCTCGAGGTTTCTTTATTCCGGGAACTCGTTTTGTTCTCCTTTGCCCATTTTCCCCCTCTTCTCCGAGAAACCCAAGCCTTAGTCGAGAATTCCTTAATGGGTCATCTTTTGAATACCCAATAGTTTCCAATTGCTTATCCATCCAATCGTCATATTTATCAATTAACGATTTATCGGGCTTCTCTTCTGATACATTGATATAATGTAATAAGTCAAATACCCCAGCAGAACAAGCATCAGGGAAAGGCATCCCTAATATTATTGCCTTTCTCTTTAAATCCTTATAAGTCATGTTTCTCCCAGAAGCACCAAGGAAATTTGATTTCTCCTTGGATGGAGCTTTCATGTCTTTTCTACTCTTTTTTGCCATATCATTAATATTTTAAAGTATTCATTTATTTTCTTTGCAAATATAAGAATAAATAATTTAATCTTATCTTATTTCTCTATTTATTTTTATAAAAATCCGAGGTTTTTGCTCGGTTCGCAGCAGTGGATTTAGGTTTTTTAGGCTTTCTCTTGATATGTGTGTTATAAGCCATATCCAATTTCTTAATATTGAATTCTATGTTGTTCACTTGATTATAGTTTACTGCTCTTTCCACACAGCAACGGTACTCTGGCCAGAATTTTTGTCCAAGCTTAACAGATTCGGTTTTAATCATGAACTTAGATACCATAAAACCAAAGGTATCAGCATCATCTTTAGTTTTAAATACATACATGTAGAATCTACTAAATTCATCTACTACTTCATCCAAAGGTCTTACTGGTAACAATAGATAACCATCGGTATATAGGTCCTCAGATATTAAAGCTACCCAATACTTTTTTTTTCCTGGTTTTACTTTATACCTAAACCTTTCCTTGAGTTTATTGTGCATCCAATCCGGTACTCTATTAAGAAGATACTTGATATATATCTTATCCTTCTTATTCGACCGCCTTTTAAATGCAGATGGCTGTTGTAGCATCCTTGGAAGTATTCTAAAGTTATTCCACCTATCAAATTCAAGAATTAATCTTAGAGTGTCTATGTCCCATTCATCATCAGACTCCTTTAACCTCTTCATGTTTCTCTCTATATTTTTAGAGTTTACCTTTGGGAGTAATTGAGCTGAGTCTCCTGTGAATAAGCTTGCTTCTTTTCTTTTTAATCGTTTCTCTAAACATCCCTCCATATAATCTTGGAAATTCCTCTCACAGGGGCAATCTGGTCGAAAAATAGAAGTGTGTTTCTCAAAAAAATCCGAGAATAGCCTAAAGAATTTCTCTGACCGTTCCCGGATTTCAAGATACTTGTAATGAGATAACTTTAAAATTTCACCAGCTTCCCATGAAGATTTACTTTCTGATAGTTGAAGGAATAATGATTGTTGTTCTTTATCAATTAAACAACTCCAGGCTTTTTGTTGAGCTTCGTTCATAACATTAAATTCTTCTATATCTCATTATACTATCAATTGCTTCATTGGTTATCTGATTAGGGTCATATTCCCCAGAATTAGCATAAAGCTTATCTGGATCATGATTTAAATATACACTATAGATAACGTTGTCAAAAGGTAACCATACTTCCATTCTTCCCATTTCAGGGTATATAAGAACTTTTACTCTTTTACAAAGATGGTCAACCTCTAATACTGTAGCATCTACTCCCTCATAAGGATAACCCCGTAATACTAAGTAATCTCCAGGCTTTACATTGACTAAATCATCTACTGAAAACTTCTTATTCTCTCTAGCAATACGTTTAAATCGCCTTACTTCTTTTCTACTACAAGTAGCCACTAAAGAGAAATCATCAAAGTCTTCTGCATTGTCAATCCTTACCTTTTTCTTTCTTGGGTGCATTGTCTCGGTATTACGTAACCAAGTTCTGATACCAGATATATTCCTACGTAACTTATTAAGAAAGGGCCTTGAGAATGCTAATTTAGTGGGCATTCTCATAAAACCATAATTGAATAATACTGGTACTTCTTCGAATACCCTCTTACCCTTTGTGGTTTTTCTTAATACGTTTACCATAGGAATAATTGCCTTGATTTGGTCATACCCCTTTTCTTTGAGTTCTTTATTGATTTTATCACAGTACTTCCTTTCAAGGTAAAATATACAATATGAGTATGGGGTATGCTTCTTCATAGGTTACTGGTTTTTAAGAATTAACTTAGCTTGTTTATGTACTAACTTATAGTTTACATTCTTCAATATATCACTAGCCATGAATACATAAAGAATCTCATCTATCTTTGGTACATCAATTACCATAATATTGGCTTTATCGAATAGGGGTTTATAGAATACGGAAGATAAATCCTTTCCAACTACAAAGAAAAATTCTTCTGATGGCATTGAATTATATCTCATACAGAGTATGGGAACTTTATTTGCTCTTTTTGCATCCTTAGAAGCTTGTTCCCAGAATTTCAATATATCGCATCCCTTATTACCTAAGAGTAGATGTTCAAACTTAATCTCTTTATAATTCTTGCATTCGATAGATATCTTACATCTATGAGCATGCCTTTCATCAGTACAGGTTAAATCGGAAGTGGAGTCCTTGTTTGAATGCCAAGCTCCACTCCCTGCTCTATTCCTTTCAAATTTGTACCCGGTCCATTTCGTAAAAAACCCGGCAATTTTTCTTTCGAATCGATTTCCTTTATTCTTAGAGTTCATACTATAATGGTGTATTGTATTTTATATACCATTATAGTAATTGGTACCTACTCAGGCCTTGGGTCTTTTCCACTTGCAGAATTTTGGTATTACCAAGAGGAAGTGAATCTAAGTGGGTTATCAAGAATAGAGTTTTCTCTTTGAATATGTGACGTATTAGTGAGGTAACTACTTCTACATTATCTGAACTTAAAGATTCAAATACCTCATCGAGAAATGCTAAGTTAATACCCTTAGAAGCCGTAAGAGCTTCATTCATTGCAAATGCCATTGCAACATTACATAATTGTTTTTCTCCACCGCTAAGTTCATCATAATCAATTATTTGCCCATCCCTTTCAATAAGAGTAACAAATTCTTTTCTAGCAGTGCCCAAATCAATATTAAATTCAATCCTAAATCCCAATACCTCTGAATACTTATCAAGGCATTTATTTAAGAACTCAAGGGATGAATCAAATAGATAAGCCTTAATCCCATTATTACCCAATGGGTCATTAATTAACCAGTTATAATTCTCTAACTCTAACTCTTTATTGTGAAAGTCTTCATCAACCTTCCGTAAATTCTTCCTAATCTCCTTAAGTTTTTGTTTATACTTTGGAGACATGACCTTAAGCTTTTCTTGCTTGAGCTTAGCCAGGTCTTCGTCAATAGAAGCAATATCAGAAGCAATATCATCACAGTCTGATTTTAATTTCTTATACCTATCATTTACACTACTAAGTTCTTCCAACCTCTCTAAAGCCTCTTGATACTCTTTATCATATTTGTCAAGGTCAGAAAACGCTTTATATATTGATTTAGCATCACGTAACGCACGTTTGTAGTGACCGGCTTCTAACTGTATTACCAATTCTTTGATTACTTTCTTAAGGGGTACATTCGATAAATTCTTTGCATCTTTTATCTTACCCCTCAAATCAAGGATTAGTTCATTTTGTTTTTTAATCTTTATCTGAAGCGAAGCATCTACTTCATCCTTGATTTGTTTTTGTTTTTCAATTAGTAGCTTAGTTAGCTTTTCTCTATCTTGCTTTAACTCTCTTCTTTCTTCTTTGATTTTTTGCTTGAAGGATTTTTCTCTATCTCTCATATCGAAGTAAGCTTCCTTGTTAGCCTCTAATTCTTTCTTAAGCATTTGAGACTCATGCTCTACCTCATTTATTTGAGATATCAAGTTATTTTTATCTTGTAATGCAATGCCTTTAGCAAGGTTTAAGAACTCTAAGTCAAATACTTCTTCGAATATCTTTTTCTTATCAGAATTAGATTCTTGTATGAGTCTTTTTATACCCTGACCAAACATGATTGAGTTCATAAACAGAGTATATGATAAACCTATCTCTCGGTTTATAAAATCCTGTATCTTCCCCTTCCCTTTGATATCAACTATATCCCCATCTTTCATGAAGATAAGTCTGTCTTTACCTTTAGCACCATCCTCAAGTACTTCATCATACTTTTGACATCTAACTATCTTATATGTATGAGAATCTTTCTGAAAATATACTTGTACCTTAGTACCCTTGTAATCTTTAGGCCTTACTTGCTTCCAAGTATTTACCTCAGAAACACCCTTTAGGTTTTTCCCATATATTGCCCATACCAAGGCAGAGAGAATAGTTGATTTCCCTTTCCCATTTGGGGCCTTGATAAGTATGGTACAAGTTGGGTTTAATTGTAGATGTAAGGATTCTATTGAACAAAATCCTTCTGCCTCTAAGTTTAAGAACGTTAACATGACTCAGCCTTTTTAAGTGTTTCAATTAATAGATTAGTTTTAACCTCATCTTTAATACCTTTCTCTCTTAGGTATCTCTTTGCTAGAGACTTCTTAGAAAGTTGCTTAGTAATCTTATGTTTGTTATTAACTGGAGTACTAGCTTTTTGAGGGATTACCGTATAATAATTGCCATCATCATTAATATCCTCTTCCCTTTCTACATCGATGAACTTTGGGAAATTTTTCAAAGGTACAAACTTCAGAGACAAATCTTCATAGATTTTCCAATACCCCAATTCACATCCCCTATCGGTTCTCCTCTGATGGTTAGGGGCTCCAATCATATAAACCTTCTTTGATAGTCTTTGTGGTTTGTGTATATGCCCACATAATACTAAATCGAACTTATTGAGAACATTCACATTTAAGTTTTCTACGGAATCTATTTCCCTACCATCGGTATCTTTTGCACCAGGATAATCGGTGTGTAGTAAAAGAATATTCTTTTTACTTTTATCTAATTCTAACTTCTTTAAGTATTCACTTAGACCCACGTTATTATCAATATAAGGAACCCCATATACCATAATATCTTTATGTGTAGAAGATAGTTGGGTTTTTTCATAATCTAATATCATGATACCATACTTCTCTACTTGATAAAGCCAGCTAAAGGGTTTAGTACCAACCTTACTTATTTTCTTAATATCATGATTTCCAGATATGGCATATATCCAAAATCCTTCGATTAGTTCGTTATAACATATCTCTGCCAATTCTTGGTCCATTGTTTCGGCCTTATGAAATAAGTCTCCACAAAATAATGCAGGACAGTTAAACCTTCTACATAATTTCCGTATAATCGACAAAACCCTGAAACTATTCAGGGTCCTGTGATTGTTCTCATTAAACTTAGCCCATAGATTTATATGTAAATCTGAAAAGGCTATTGCTATTACTTCTTTCCCCATATCCTATCTAAATGGTAATTGATTTGTTCCGTTCTCATACCTAAATTGAGCTCAGATATACAAATAGTGGGTATTTCCCAATTTGCAAGCAATTCCCCCATAAGAGATGATATCTGAACTTGGAAGAATCTGTTAAGTATTCTCTTACCATTATCTTCCATTGACCAATGCTTATAAGTATCTAGATTTAATGGTAAGAAGATTGCTACATCACATTGATCTTCCATTAAAGTCTTACATTGACAGAAAAAATGTTCCATTTCACATTCTGGTAAAGTTCTTGATTGCTTATACCAAAAATAAGCAGCCAAATCTGCATAACTCCTATCAGTTACGAAATATTCTCTATCCTTGAATAACCTATTCCTTTTGTTCAGAAGTTGAAAATCTGCTTTATACATTGCCTCCGAACCGAGGGATAATATTTCATTATGTGATACCCCTTCAGTAGCAGGTAATAAATCTGACATACTACCAGAAATAAAAGGTAGATCTTCTCTCTTAGCTACATACTTAGCTAAAGTAGTTTTCCCTATACCAGAGGGACCCACAAACATAATTCTCTTACTCATGATGTAATGCTTTAAATGGTTTTATAAATTCATTTGTCAAAAATGATGCTAAAGAGTATTCGATACAAAGTTCTTTGAATTTCTCATACTTAAACTTCTTCTTTGACTTAATTGGTAACTTATCCAATGGATTATGTCTTACAAACCAGAAAAGGTCGATTAACTGTTCATTCCTTTTCCATATTTGAAGATATTCTTTATTCTTACTCTGGGCAATAAACTTCTCAATTCTACCCTCATCAAGGATTTTCCTTGCCTTTACTGGTCCTATACCCGGGAACCCTGGTATATCATCGGAAGTATCTCCAACCATTGCAAGGTACTCTACCGTTTCATGAGAATGATAACCGAATAATTCTTTGCAGTTATCCATTCTTATCATCTCATCTTTTCTGGGATTATATATCCTCAGGTTATTTGATAGCAACTGGTTAAAGTCTTTATCCGATGATATAAGTATCATTTTCTCGGATTGGAATTTTTTAATTGCAAGGTATGCTAAGAAGTCATCTCCTTCATATACTGTAGATTTCTTTTTATCGAAGATATAATTAATTCTTAGCATACCCAGCATTTTCATTATAATTGCCTTTTGCTTTTGCAATGATTCGTAATCTACAGATATATTTTTTCTATGTCCCTTGTAATTGGGCAATAACTTCGTCCTTACTGGTGAATGACCATTATCGAATGAAATATAAACCTCATCCGGTTCGAACCTTGTAAGATACATATGTAGAGATTTGAAAAATCCGAATATTGCCCCACTCGGTTTGCCATCGGTAGATTTAAGTTTTTCGAACTTATGAAAAGACTGATGGAGAATATTCTCTCCATCAATCAGTAATATTGTTTTCTTGCTCATCGTCCAAAATCTAATTCATAAAGTGAAACTTCTTGAATCTTTTCCTCTCCAAGATATACATCTAAATAATTCTCTGGTTGGCTATAAGCATCTAGATACCTAACCCTAGATTCCATTCTCAAATTTTTCTTAAGGTACTCTTTAATTACTTTCTCTATACCTTCTACCTCTTTCTTATTCATCGTCTTCCTCCTCCTCTTCTGAATCTGAATAGTTTTCATATTCTACACCATCGACTGGGAATATATTTGTTTCTATCTTCTCCAGTTGCTTTTTAGTAGTACCTATGGTATTTACTCCGGCTTTCCGTAAAAGTTTTCTACGAAGTTCATCGTCTTCTTCCAAAAGCTTTTGGAATTTCTCTTCCCCTCTTGCAAGAGTTTTACCTTTCAATTTATACCCACCAGTAGTTTTTTCGATTACATCGGTATCTACTAATACATCCTCTAAAGCATAGCATCTATCAAACCCGACTTCGTGGAATTTAGGATTGAAATATACAGGGCATTTGCTGATTGTAGGTCGAGGAGGCGCAACTTTATTTTTAATAAGTCTGATAGTGACAAGTTTCCCAGCTTTCCTTTCTTTCCCATTTTGTTTGATGGTAACAGACCTTCCCGAATAGAAAGCAGCTCTGATTGAAGCATAGAATTTGAGTGCAGCACCTCCTGTAGTTGTTGTGTTATCTTTTCCAAATCCGACATTTAAAGCAGTTCTTAATTGGTTAATATAAATCTGAGATACTCCCAGCTTGTAGAATAACTCACTTCTGATACGGAAGTATTTGTAAAGAGCCTTTGCTCTACCTCCCATTTCTGCTTTACCATCAACCATCTTAGCATCTATATTATCTGTACAGTCTGTAGCTGCAATAGAATCAATTACTAAGAGTATCGGTTCATTGTGAGTTAATTGAGAACGTAAATATATTGCTAAGTCTGCCACTACGTCTGCAATATATTCAATACGGGTATCATTAACAATGGTTACTCTTGCGGGGTCTACCCCATTTATTTCAGCCCAAGAATTCATCCAGGATTGTTCAGCATCTACCCATATCACATGACCTCCAAGTTGTTGAGTAGCATAAGCAAAGTTATAAGCCACCAAAGATTTACCAGAGGATTCTTCTCCAGCAATCTCTACGATTTTACCATAAGGAATACCCTTACCAAATAAGTAGTTCAGAGCAAAGAAAGTAGATGGTATATATAAATCAGTATCAGTAACTTCTGAAGCTAATTTAATCATACTTCCATATTTCTTTGCCATCTCATTTGCTGTTGGTACTTTTAAACCAACCTTAGATTTCTTTGCCATAATGTAATGTCTTTAAACTAAAGAAGGTGATAACAGAACGAATCTAATTACCACCTTCGAATGAAACCATATTACTAACCCTTAAATATCCGATTTGTATTTTCTTTTCTTTTTCTTGGGTTCATCATCTTCCATGTAATGGTCTTTGTGAACTCCCTTTTTCTTTTTCTTCTTTGACTTATCGTCATCATCATCATCCCCATGGTCTTCATTTAGATACTGTGAAAGTAAATCTTCCAACTCATCATAGGATTTGATTTGAGAACGAACTATTCCCTCAAGGTCAATTGTACCTTGGTATTTCTTATCCAACTTGGTTGGTTTGCAAGCACGGGCAGAATAGGTAGTGTCTAGTTTACCAGACCCGGAACGAATTATCTTGATATCGTATCCAGTTTTTGGATCTGTCATATCACCTGCCTCATCTTCATCAAGGTAAAGGTCAATGATATCCTGGTATACTGAGCGAGGAACTAAAACTCCCTTATCTTTGCCTTCGTAATCTACCTTACTACCCTTTTCATCTGAGTAAATGATACCACCGATAACATATCTTCTTCTTGGCACCAAATTCTTGGCAAGTTCCTTGTCATCTTCATCCTTAGAGTTTTTCAATTCTTGATATTTCTCCATGAATGGGCAAGGTTCATCAAAAGTAGCCGGAGATATAACTCCTCCCAAATTGCCACCCAGGTAGAATTGAATAATTTCGATACCCAATTCTTGGTCATCACCTGGAGATTTAATTCTCATTCTCAGGGTTCCTTCTTTTGGATATACCAATCCACTTCCGTTTCCCTTAGATTCTAGCTGTTTCTTTCTAGCTAGCATCTTTTCTTTTGTAGAAAGTCCCTCTGATGAAACTTTCTTTTTCTTCTTGTCTTTTATCATAATGATTAGTTTTAATTATTCGGTTCTGAGTAAACTACTTCGTTCATACTCAATACGGTAAGAACGTTTTTCTCTAAAAGTTGTTTGAGAGCAGGAGATAGTTTGTCCATTTCGAATTCAAGTTCTTTACCTGCATACAAACCATAGGTAACTATTCTACCTACAGCAACCAATTCTCGGTAGGTTTTGTATTCTTCGGTAATTTCCCCACTCTTTACTACAACCCCTTTACGAGGAACTCCCTCTTTTACTTGTTCAGGGATAATCAAACCGGATTTAGTTTGATTTACCTCCTTTGGAGATAAAATAAGTACCCGGTTTTCTGTTGGGCATCCGGGTAATTCTTGATTAAATTTCTCAGCTACAAGAGGTGAGATAAATGTCATTGAATAATTCATATTCTAATACTGTTTTTAAAAGTTAGTAATTGTTTATAGTTCAATGGGTTAACCTTTTCTTAGGTTCGCATTAATAGTTCTTAATATATTTTCGCGTGACTCATAGCACTTACATATAGTTATGAACTTATTTGCTTTTTCTACAGCTTTCAAATACCTTTCATTGATAGAAGAGTATTTCTTGTTAAGGTTTGCCTTATGAGATACGTATTCATTATTCCATCTCTCATTAGCATCCTTATAATATAACCAGGCATTCGAATAAGCTTCTTCTTTTTCCCTTGCTAGAGCATCTCTTTCTTTTATATACTTATCTCTCAAAGAAGCAAGTACATAATAACTAGAAGGAGATTCTCGTAACTGAGAATTAATGATATTCTCATTAATAGATAATTCTTTTTGGATATCAATCTCAATAAGTTTACCTTCAAACTTAACCTTTAGTTTTTTCAGTTCCGTCTTCATAAACTTCTAATAGGTTTTTAAAGTCTTCTTTACTAAATTCTCCTTTGCTTATTGCTTTAGTTACTTGAGCAAAAGCCATTTGATAAGAGAGTTTCATACCGGGCAAATTAAGAAGAGATTTATAGATGCTTATCTTATCTACCAAAGCCATTAATCTTAAGTCGCATAAGTTATCAGTACCACCTCTATCTAGTAATGCTAAAAATGCAGCCCAATAAATATGGGTGGCATCTTCATAAGCAAGTTTACCATCCTCATCTGTAGCCATTACTTTAAAAGCTAATCCCTCTAAAGTAGTAAGATTAGTTTGTACTTGAGATAACTGAGTCTTTAATCGGTTAAGTAACATTTTTTCTTGTCCACTCAACCTTAGATTAACTACATCTAAGTACTTAAGTAAGTTTTCGATAGAATAACCTAAACACCCTGCAACCATATAAGTAAGGGCAGTTAATTTGCTTGCATTATCAATCTCTTTCTGTGTTGCCATAATTCCATAAATTTATATTATTTATGTAGACATAGTATCTTCTCTTTTCACTCCTGTAATGGTAGATACTGAATCTGAATGCTTTATATTAGTTTTACAATTAGGACATTGTACTATCCTAAAATAATCGCCCGATTCTTTATAAACCCCAAAAGTTTCACTATTGTCATATTCAAATTCGCAATCACATACTGGGCATTTAGCCCTCCATACCGTGGGCCCGTTTAAAATCTTCTTCATTTCCTTAGTTTTATGTTATTATACCGTAATATTTTATATAATACTCCAGTTGATATACCGAATTCTTCTAGTATATCTTTTCTTGGTATACCCTCTATATACCTAGAAATTAATAATTCTACATTTACCTTACGTTCTCGTTCTTTACCAACAAAATAGAATCTTTTATCTTCTATACACTGACCCATATTCATCTTAGCTGTACCCCAATATAAATTACCTACCCGATTATCCTCTGGATTGTTATTTTTATGACATACTTGAGGATAATTGTTTGGGTTAGGGATGTAAATAGAAGCAACTAACCTGTGTCTATAAAAGTTCTTCCGTTTACCACCATCTCCTACTAAAGAGTTAGATAAATAACCATTATCTTTCATAGCAGGTTTTACTAATTTCCAACTACCAGTAAATTTCGAGTATAATTTTCCAGTACGGGATATGTAATAATTACTAAACCCGGGTATATTACCCTTTTCTCGATTTTTCATATTCTCGTTGATATTTATGGATTTCCTTTTTATATAGTTCCATAAATACTTCTGGTGAAGCTGCACTAAAATTACCAATTTTACGAGTCTTAAACTTATGGTATTCCTCCATATACTCCTCTACTGAGAAATCTGGTTGAAGCATCTTTCTATAATCATACCCAGGAATAAAAGGTAATTCTTCTGCCATTGACCTACCAATAGAGAAGTCCATTGATAGAGTTACATCATCCACTTGAAAACCAAAATATTTCTTAGTACTAGGGTTTCTCAATATATCCCATATTTTAAAAACAGTCCAAGTATTAATATATTCAGGCTTTGAGTAAAAATAGGCTGCATCATGAACAGTTGCTACTTCAAGCATACGGGGTAATTTACCTTGTCGCATTAACCAATAAACAAGAATAGCCCCGAAGTTGGTCATATTTGCTGCAGCACCTTGACATGGGAAATTAAGTCCCAAACGAATAGCATAAGCAACTTCTTGTTTGTCGTTTGAGTATATCTGGGGTAATCTTCTCTTAGTACCAAATAACTGGGTATAATATCCATGCTTACGAAGGAATTTCTCTTGCTTCTCTTTGAACTTAAGTATCTTTGGGTGTTTCTTAAAGAACTCGGCCATTTCTTTATGGGCTTCTTCTTTAGTAACTATAATACCAGCTTTTGGGTCAGATAGTTTTACTGCAAGTAAAGCTTCTCCAATACCATAAATCAAACCGAATGCAATTTGCTTAGCTTGTTTTCTTCTAGTCTTCCATAACTTATGGTCAGGATGATTTTCATCTTCGTATATTTTAGATGCTTCTTCAATTGATACACCATATTTTGCTGCTGCTATGCCCAAGTGAGGATCAGCTCCTTTTGCAAAAGCATCAAGATAGGTTTCATCACCAGATAGATGAGCCATCATCCTTAACTCTGCCTGTGAGTAGTCAAATGCCATATATAAATACCCAGGAGGAGCAACTAATTGTTTCTTGATATTAGGGTCTACAGATGTCTTTGGTATCTGCTGCATATTTGGGTCTGCAGAACTAAACCGATTAGAGTCTGTACCATGTATATTATATCTACCGTGTAATCTACAATCATCTTGTACCTTTTCCCACCATCCATAAATATAGGTCTTATACATTTTTTCTAACCCTCGTAATTCAAGAAGCTTGTCAAGGAATATTGCCTTTGGTGAATCTGGCTTTTTAATGGTTAACCTTAAGTTAGTAAGAGTTTCTTCATCAGTACTTGGTTTACCAGATTCATTATCCTTAATCACATCAAAATGAAAACCATCATCCGAATACATCAATGCAGGTAAATCAACTGGACTACCCAAATTAATGGGTCTTATTAATTCTTGTTCCTTTTTAGTTGTGAATATACCTGCCTTGATATTTGAAATTTTCTGTTCCCTTGATGCAATCTTACGTTTATCCTTTGGGTCATTATAATCTAACTCTTCAAGTTCTGATTCGATAGATTGGATATACTTATCAATCTTTTCTTGGTTATATTTCTTTTCAAATTTCTTTACTCTTGGCAAAGCATATATTGAGTCTCTAGCAGCATCTATTTTTGGTTTATATTCTTCTAAAAGCTTTTTATTGAACTCGGTATCTAGATATAAACCCTCTTTCTCTACTGAAGTAAGTACTCGTGAATTACACATAAATAAATTACGGAATACAGAATACATACCTAAGTCAATTAGTTTCTTCTCAAAGAATATCATTAACCTAAGAGTATAATCCGTATCTTGACATCCATAATGACAAAGTGGGTCTAATTCTTTTTCATCCCAAGGTATCTTATCGAAAGCATCTTGTTTCTCATAATTACCATACTCGGGCAGATATCTTCTTACCATTGATTTTAGGTCATGAGGTTTTTCCTCATTAAGAACATATTTTGCAAGCATACCATCTAAACAAGTACCCCTATAGAATATTTGATACTTTTGGTTTATCTGGTCATCAAACTTCCAATTCCATGCAACCTTTACAATGTCATAATTCTCAATTACCTCTTCCCCAAATTTCCTTAGCATCTTTTTCCAATTCCAACCGGGTGAAGTATAATCTTTTGTTTCGAAATGGTCTAAAGGAATGGAAGCACCAAACCCTGGCATCCAGGATACTGAGAGTATAGTTGGCTTAAAACCCTTATTATATATAGGTTCTGCATTTGTTTCATAATCACAGCAAGCATAACCCGTAGCTTTACAACAATCAATAAGTTTCTTAAGCTCCCTCTTGTTTTTTATTATTGTATACCGTGTCTCCATATTTTAAAATAGAAAAAGGGACATACCCACCAGTAGTAGATACATCCCTCATTATTAGTATTTCTCTTGTAAGTCTTCCAGATTAGAAGCTAATGCTGTCCAATCTTTCTTATAAGAATGAAGAGAATCAATAGTATGATATAGATAACCTGGTTTTACTCCAACCTCTTTAGCTACATATTCCATTAGTCTCCATGCAAGGTATACATCATTACCAAAGTGAGTAACAAAGTCCGAACTTCTTTGATGATAGCAAATGTGTAATACCCTCTCTCCTTTACCATTCCGACGGATAAGGAAGTCATAATACATAGAGCAGGGTATACGTCTACTACCATCATACCAATCGGTATCTAATCCGTCCATATCACCATTGAATATTGGTAATACTGCTTTACGAGTGTCATTATCGTCCTTCAGTAATCTTATCAATGGTTTAATAACATGGATGATTCTCTCATTATAGGTATAATCAAATTTACCATTTACCAAGAACTGTTCCCATAAATCTTTTCTTAATTCCCAAGCTTTACCTGGATTAATTATATCAGAGGTATCAATCCTTTCTTGGAACTCAGCATCTGCCCATTCCTTTGAATGTGAGAATACAAATAACCATACTGGGTCTCCCAATGAAGTTAAGCAATATTGTTGGCAAATGAGTTCTTTAGTAATAAAATCCTCATTACCTTCAATCACTTTATTCTGATAGGTCTTTGGTTTTACAGTTTGACCATAACTGTTGAGTTCTCTGCCCATTTCGGACATTAACTCAAAACTGTTAGAATATATCCTCATATAATATAAATATTTAATTGTATGACATTGTAGAACTAACCCAGGTCATATGCCAGTAGCGATATACAAAATCATCAAAATCCTCTACCTCTTTTAATAACAAGGGTATATCTGGTTCTCCCCCGTTCTTTTTAATCTCAAAAACTTGGTAATAGAATTTGTTTACTAATCCTATACGCTTCTGATTTAAAAATTCCTTAGCTTCCATTGTTCTTTTGTTTTAAAAGTTTCTTTTTATAGGCTTTACGTTGAGAGTAAGAGATTACATTCTCCGGGTATTCTATATCCTCGTATTCAAGAAGTAATTCTTTTGCTTTCATTGATTTATATGTTTCCTCATATAAATCTGGTCGAAGCACTTTAAAACTTCTAAAGAATACCTTGAATGAAGAAAATTCCTTCTCGGTACCATTTTGGAATTTTTTCCATATCTCTTTTATCCTCTTATTCCATGAATTCTCTTCTGCTCCCTTAAGTACCTTCTTCAAGGGTTTATGGGTATGATACATTAGAAGTGTCTCTACATTTCCGTACATCTGAGTCGCGAATAGGTTGATTTGTACTGACTGATCCGGTCCATATACGTACTCTGACATTCGTTGAATTAATAGGAAATCGAATATTAACCTCTTGGTAATTTCTGAAGCCCGAACTACCATTGTAATAACTGGGATGTCCTCCCCGAATCGTTTTGAAAAAGTCGCAGCTATTAAACATTGTTTACCATTATCATGATGATTGTTAAACATATAGGTTATATTGTAATTCTGATTGTACTTATTTCTCAGTACTCTAAGTTTACTACGCAACAAGTCAAGCTTATTAAAATCTATGTAGTTATTCAATAAGCTAGTCCACTTAGTTTCTTTATAATTGAAACATCTACCATAATCAAATTCTGGGTCTACCCAGGCTTTTCGTATTTTTATAAATACGTTATACACTACTGCTACCCCACTATTAGCCATAGCACCTTTCCCAAATAGAATTGGGTCTAATCTTAAAAAACCCTCATTAAGTTTTTCCCATGCTTCCTGTGAAGTAGCAAATTCTAACGAATGGAGGGACTCCTCCGTATTAAGCTGAAGTCCCGGTAACTTAGAGTTCCAACCACTCATTTTACTACCTCCCCTTTTACTCTTCTTACTATCCTACTCATATTCTTACAATTAAATTTAGTTGATAATTCTTTTAATGTAAACTTACCCGAATCGTATAATCTTACTACCTCCCTCATTTGTTCGAGGGATAGTTTAGAACTAAATTGACCCTTATTCCTACCTTCTCTCATCATCTGTTTGGTATTCTCTTTATAGGTACCCCACTTTAAATTACTCACTTTATTATTTAATGGGTTATTATCAAGATGCATTACTACTGGTAAATTATCCGGATTAGGTATATAAAGGATAGCCACTAACCTATTCAACCTTTTTATATGTGACCTTTTAGTCTTAACATTATAGAGATGAACATGTGGATACCCTTTTGGACTAATATACCTTTTCACTTTTATCCATTCACCATTTTTAAATCTCCAAAGAGTTCCTTTTCGATTTAAGTAATGTCCTGGGTAACCTGGTATATTGTCTTTCTTCATGCTAGTAATTAGTATTTTGTCTCCATAAATTGAGACGTTGTTTTTTAAAGAATAAACTAAATAATCCACAAGGAGTAAACCCATTCATGGCTAAAAATCCCATATAGAGATAGAATGACTTTACCAAAGATTCCTGAAAATCTATTTCTTTGGTCATCACTTGAGTTTGTTTCCAGGGTCTACATTTAAGGAAGTTCCTTGCTTTATTAAGTTCATATATTACTTCCCATAAATATAGCTTCTCATTTTCATGAGATATCTCGCTCATTTCATGAAAACCTGGGGTATAAGAAACTATCTTATCATATTCTGCTCTATCTTCTCTTGCCCAATCAGTTGGACTTAGTATAGGGTATTTCCTTACACTTCGATGGTCTGGGTACTTGATGAGTAAGTCTTTGACTCCAATTGCCATTACCTCAAATAAACTCTTTGCATCTTGGTATTTTAATATATCTTCTGGCAATATATTAGAATACAAAAGCAAAGTAAAGAAGAATCCCAAGGCATCTGCTTGTTCCTCATTTGCATTTGCTAGATGATTTAATACCTGAGTATATTCCTCTGAGGTTAAACAATCATTATTCCATCCATAATCACGATATATAGATACTACTTCATCGGTAGATTCGAATCCTTCAGTTAACTCTTCAATAACTCTACCAATAAAATCCTTTAGAATAACTTGGCTCTTTGGATTATTTATATCTAATGGGTAATCTGGTAGCTTTTCTATGGATTTATACCCAGAGAATTGCTCTATCCCAAGAACATACATTTCTTGTAATATCCGTGCCTCAGTTTCTTCTACCTGAGGCACTTGTTCATTTATATTCCTGATGTCCATGATTATTTACTTCCTGATGAACCAAAACCATTCCCTCCTCTACTTCCCCACATCTGGGATTCAGTATAAAATTCCTCTTGTTGAATCTCTTCTGGTTCAGTAATATAGATAGGTACATGAATAAATTGTACCAGCTTCTGGCCAGCCTCAATAACCTGGGCTTCTTGAGAAGTGTTGTATACTCCAATGTGTATCTCTCCAACATAGGGAGAATCTACTATCTCGGCAGTAAAGATTAACCCTTTCTTAGTAGCTATACCAGATTTGTTTGCTGTCATTAACATAGATGCAGGAGGTTCTAGCAAACCTTTGATACCTGATGGGATAAGTATACGATGACCTGGTTTTAAAGCTATATGCCTTACGAATGATTCACTAAAGGGTATATCCAAATCATATCCTCCTGAATCAAATTCATTCTTAGAGTGGATATCCTCTGAAGTCAAGTTGGTTGGTACATAAAAATCTAACCCAGCATCATTTGGGTTTGCTCTGTTGGGAGATACTACCTCCCTTACTTTGATAAATCTGAATCTGTTCATAATATATTGCATTTACGTAAAAGTTGTCCAAAGGTTAATTTCTCGGGTCTAGAAACATGTACTCCCAATGAATTACACATTCTGATTACATCGGTAGAACCTTCCATACACAAATTAGCAAGTACATCACTTTGCTTTACAAAATAATTTGGGTTGTTAAGGTATATCTTGAACATAGCCCATATCATCTCTATTGGTTTCATTATTTAATACACTCTTTATAAAGTTCTCTAATACGTTTTCTGGGTACTTCGAATTTCTCAACTGTCTTTGAGATAATTTTTTTTCTGTCTTTCCCTTTCCGAATCAAGCCTCGGATGTATTTCTTGATACCAACCGTATCTTCTAATACATCCAAATCCTTGTATTGATTCTTCTGTTCTAGCTCTTTCCTTGTGATATTCAAGTTCTGAGACATCTTGAATGCACATAATTCTGAGTCTCCGCATAGCTTACACTCTTTAGTTGATAGGTCATACCCAATACCGAAGCAAGGGTCTCCATTAGTTCCCAGAGTACTAACATCTATGGGAGTAAGGATATCTTGCTTCGATAAGTCAGGAAGTTGTTTCTTTTTCTTAGCCATTATATGTCTTTTTTATGTTTATAAATAAATGTATATTTCACTGTTATCTTCTATGGGAACATAGGAATAACCGATGTTATTAATAAATAGTTCCCTGAGTTTATATAATTCTTGGTATGAATTTCTATCATGGCTCTCTTGACATACTTTGACTACCATACCATTACTCCAGTACAAACAAAAGAAATGAGTAAAACATTCGGGGGTATTTTGAGAAGTTTCCAAATTTGATACCCATATCAAATCTCTACAGTTGAATACGTGTTTAGGATTATGTACCTCCCCAACAACAAGAGATTTAAACCATTCCCTAATCTTCTTCATCATAAGTGTAATTAATGTGTTTACAATTGGGACAGACCCATTCTTTGAAATGCCATCCCTTAATTTCCAAATCCTTTTTATGAAAACGTTTCTTACATGAATGGCATTGATAGCCATCCTTAGAAAGTATGAAGTCTAAAGCGAGTATTATTATTATCATAATAACAACCGCTGTAATTAAAATATATTTCTCCATCACTGAAAGCCTTTAATTTTCTTTTTAGTATTATTGGGTTTCCTTAAGAGTACCCAGCAATAAATACCGGATGCAGAGATTTGGATTATCTTCCAACCATCTGATAATAGAGTAGTTAGTTTAGTATCATCTTCATCTCTGATACATATTAGTTTATCATTATTCATAATGCCTATATGCTTATTAATTGTAATCTTCTTTTCCTCCTACGGAGAAAAAGTAAATACTCATAGTACTTCTAGTTAACTCTTAATAAGGCTATGGTTAGGATGTTTCTTCCATAGCTTATCTAACAGTATTACTTTCAATTCTTGTCTCTGATAATATTGCTTTCTATGCTTACCATGCCTATCTAAATAAGGGCCAGGATAATGAAGGTCATCCAGGTATACTTTCTTTTTCGATTTATCGGTTCTTACCAAACGACCAAGAAACTGAATAGATTTTTCCTGACTATCCATGCTTGCTGCATTAAGTAAATACCTAAGCTTAGGAAAGTTTTTACCTCGAGCAATGATTGTAGTTGATACCAGGATATCTATTTTGCCTTCCCTAAAATCCTTCATTATTTGTTGTCTTAACTTAGAAGGAGTATTAACATGCACATAGGCAATATTATAGGCATCGCCCAGTTTCTTTTTAAAGAATTTATATAGATTTTCACAATGTGCAATATGCTTGCAAACTACGAGAGCAGGGTATCTGCCTTGATTAAGGTTCCATAGTAATCTATTATAAGCCATTAACCAAGCTGTATAACAATTGGTGATTGAATCATCGTATATTTCCTTATAGGAAATACAATCAGATTCCCAATTACCATACCAGGGTTTACCAGGTACCATCTTTACAACGGTTTTTGTTGAGTAACCCTTTTTGATAGAATCCTTAAGTTTAAACTCGGCAATCACTTTACCAAAGAAACATTCAAGGTTCATATTCTTAACCCTATCCTTAGCAAGCTTACTCATATAAATCGTACCAGATAATCCTATACGAATTCTGGTATTAAATAACCGAGTGATTACATTCTGATATTGCTTACTACCTCCTTGGTCAGCCTCATCTATAAGTACCATATCTATTTGAGATAATTCCTTTTGATAGAATCTCATATTTCTCGAAATAGATTGAACCATACCTATAGTAAAGTTACTCCAGTTTAAAACCTTGCCTTGAACAAAAGTGATATCTTCTCCGGGAAGATATTGCTTAAATTCTTCTCTAGCTTGATTTAACCAATCCGAATCATTAGTTATTAGCAAAGTCTTTAACTGCTTCTTATAGGATAAATATAAAGACGACATGATAAGTGTTTTACCTGCATTAACAGTGTAATCTAATACGCCAATATGAAAAGGTGTATTCCCTATCTTATTATTGATAACTGCCTTAACAGCTTTCTCTTGCTCTGGTCTTAATTTATATTTGCCTATATTCGTAACTACTTTACTGACTTTAGGTAAAGGTTGTCTCATATCTACAACTTTAGGTTTAATCCCCATCTCAATACACATATCGTATACTTTGGGAAGTAAACCTATTTTAAATTGCCCAGTCTTGGTGATGTAATGAATCTTACCGTCCCAATTCTGCATACCTCTTTGCCTTGTACGTAAGTAGAAAGCATTTGGATGTCGAATAGCGAACTCATTATAAAGTTTTTGTGCGAACTTAAGAGGTAAGTCGAGTTCGCACATATTCCCATTCTGTATGATTATCCTACTCATTTGATAATTACCGTTACACCCTTAGTAGATTTATCCATACCCATTGCTTCCTTGAGAAGTTTAATATGATGCTCCTCATCCGCAATCAATTTCTCAAGGAAATAATTCACGTCATTATAATCAGAACGTTCACTATATTGAGTAATTGCCCTTTGAATCATTTTATAATGACCAATAGTTTCTATCTCAGAATTCAAAGCAATCTTTAAAGCTTGTTCCCAAGTAGAACCAATCTCAATTGTAGGATTAATATTCATGGTAGAGTAATCCTCGTATGGGTCTGCCCTTTGTAAGAAATCAGATATCTTGTCAAGATGCCTCATCTCTACCAAACCAATACCCAACATCAATTCTGATACCTCCTCGAATCTAGAAGACTGTTGGGTATACATAATAATTGCACTTAGTTCTGAGAACTTGGCATTCTTCCAAATCACATAGAACATATTAATTATCTCATCAGGCCATGGTTCGATATCCTTAAAATCTGGATAATCCACGGATTGGTCTGAATACTTGAGGACATCAATAAAGGCATTAGCTGCATCCTCTACTCTGTTTCCGAAAAATTGTAAACCTTTCATATCATTTTCTTATTTTATCCCAAAGGGAACCTTCAACTTCTGGTTCACCTTCAAGTAGTTGTTTATTCTTATATTTATATAAATACTTATTGTATCTTTCAATTGCTTTATCCGTATACATTTGTGCAATATCCGGTAACCCATTGCACCATGCAAGAGATTCAAACTGAGCATCGATGAAGGTCTTATAATTCCAGCCCTCCTCTTTTAGGAATTCACCTACCTTTGCAAAGTGTACATACTTCTCGGGTTGATTTTCATAAGACTCATATATACCAGTTGCCTTAGCAATCTTACCTATAAAGTAATCATGTATCTCTTTGGTAAGTTTTAAATCTGAATTTTGTAACTCTATCTCAGCATCTATCTGATTAGTAATGTTCTCCTGCATGGATAATAACCTTTGCATAACATTACGATAATCAGTCATCCTCTTTAACCCAGTCTCAATGTATTTAATAAAACCTTCCCGGGTATCAAATTTGAAATCTTCACAGAAGTTATTACATACTTCTGCAAGCTTTTTACAATTTGCCCATTCTCGAGAATTACTTTCGTTTATTTTACGAACCCCTCTATGCTTTAACTTTATACGAGTTGCATATAAAATATCAGCAACAAGGGCAGCATCCCCCTTAGATGCTAGTAAAATGTTATTAACTCGCTTAGTATTCTTATTGTTAGAAACTAAGACTGCTCTATGATTTATTGCCTCCTTACGAGCAATAACAAAAAAAGCCTCAACTGGGAAATTATCTACCTCTAGGGTATTTAATATTTCCTCAAATTGAGACTTAGTTATATGGATAGATGGTTCACGCATAAATATATTATTTATAATATAATAGGAACTCCCTATTTCAATAGGCTATTGTTTTTAAGAATTCTTCGAATGGAAGTGGATGATTTTAATCTTAACCTTAGTTGTATACGCCTTATATTAAGACCTTTGTGATATAAACGTAATATTCTACGTTCTTTTCTTAGAGATAATTTATTATGAGGAGGCTTATTGTAATTTGGGTGATTAGGTCCACTTGGGTGTTCTAAGAAATAGAAGGAATTATTCTTTATAGAATCCCTAACATTGTCTTTTTGTGTACCCCAAGCTAAATTGGCTAATTCATTATCTAATGGGTTATCATTTAAATGTCTAACTATAGGATAGTTATTAGGATTAGGTATATAAGCCATGGCTAATAGCCTATGTAAATACCCATAAACATATTTACCTTCATCGTTCAAAAGAGATTGAGTATACTTCTTTCTCTTTTTACTTTCTAAAAGTCTAAAGGGTTTCTTTACCCATCCCCTATTTAGAGTTTTAAAATATAGTATACCTTCTTTGGTAATGTAATATCGGGATAAACCCCACTCGGATAAATTACTTTTCATTTCGTAACTTAATTAAATCTTGATAAGTTTGATATCTAGTTTTGTAAACCATTTTTAGTACTTCTTTCTTACCTAAGTCATTTACATCTCTATTATCTTTAAATAATACTACTTTAACTTTTTTAAAGGGCACTAGCTTAAGAGCTAGATTAATAGCATAATCCCTCGCATCGAAATCTAGGAGTATAATAAATCTTTCGCATTGGGATTTAAGTAACTCATTGACTTGGAATGCAGATATAGCTTTGCCCATTGTGGCAATTGCTCTATCCCCAATTGTGAGAGCATTAAGTGCCCCTTCGCAAATGAATACCGACCGATACATCTCCAACGCATCATGATTAAAGATGATAAATTGTTTTCCCAAACCGGTGATGTCTTTGTCTGGGTTATTATATCTGGGTCCTTTGCCAATAACATTTCGAGCATTGTAATATCTAAGTTGGCCTTTGTAATAAAAGGGTATAATGAGGTACCCATACGTTGAGCCGCTTGTTCCATAGCCGATACCGTATCTTGAAAACTTCTCGAGGCTAAATCCGCGTTTCTTGATATATCCCCGAATGCTTTTTGCAAGTTGGCTATCCCCGAGCGAAATGTTTCTAAATCCCTCAGGGAGATATACTGGCTTACTTTCGGCAAGTTCGATTTTCTCTTCCTTAAACTGTAGTTCATCAAATTGGCCATTGTTCAAAAAATTAATTAGTTCATGGTACTCAGTAAATCCTTCTATATCCATTATTAGTTGAGCAGGAGAAGGATGGGCATTACATCTAAAACAATTGGTTCTATACATAGAAAGGTTAACTCCCAACTTATGTTCTCTCCCACAATAGGGGCAAGTTGGTATACGCATCCAGCCATGCCGGTAATCGTAACCTCCCAATCGTTTAATAAAGTATGTCCTTAGTCTAGATTTAAACTGATTGGTTATTTTCATACTCTCTTATAGCTTTCCTAATTACTTTTCGAAGTTTCTTTAAATCCTCTAAATCTAAATCATTGATACAAGTTGTTTGCCAACCATTATGAGATATTTCTAAAGCTACCCCATCAGACCATCTATCTTTTACTACCTCTACTTTCTTTGTTTTCATAACTGTTATTTAATATATTACGAATTACCCTATCACCAACTCCAAATCTCTTTCCTAGAACCCTTAATAAAGTTTTGTTTACTTTCCATTTAGTAAACCCTAATTGGATTAGTTCAGATAGTAATGTATTATAATAAGCTTTTACTTTAGGTATATCATTTAAGTTTAATTTACGATGTATATTATCCTTACCCATTACTGAAATCAGATTATTACCATCCCTGATAGATTGGTATACATTTTCTTTCTGGGTACCCCATTTTAGATTCTTATAATAATTATTATAAATATCGTTATCTAAGTGCATTACTACAGGTAAATTATTGGGGTTAGGTACATAAACAGTAGCTACTAATCTGTGAACAAAAATCTTTGTAGACTTACCATCCCTATAAAGGGATACACTATAGTATTTGGGACGTTTCTTTGGTATTAGTGGGGTAAACTCATTACTTAATTTACCCCTACTTCCTCGGACATATCTTGAATATACGCTCCCAGTTTTAGAAACGTAGTATCCCATAAATCCTGGTATATTATCTTTCATTATATATCTCCTTGCTTTTTGTTATATTTCTCTATATTAGCATCTGGGTTACTAGAACTTTTTAGAGAATTATCTAGTTGTTCTCCATATACCCTGTCATATTCTTTTCGTTGTTCTCTAGTAAATTCGGTACACCGTTGAGTTTCTGTAGAGCATTTAAAAAGAGCTCTACCTGATGGTAGACCATCCCTTTGAACCACTATCTCGGCCCTTAATATATCATCCCTTTCTTCTTGTTCTGTAGCATTTAACCCCATAATTACTTGAGCATTTCTTACTATGGCTATAGAACCAGATATATCATTTTCATCATATCTGGTTTTTCTATGTTTTTTACCCTCTCTAGTAATATGATGTGCAGTCCAGATTATATCAAGTTTCATTTCTTCGGCTAAGTTACTCAAGTCTATATATACATTAGATATTCTTTCGAAATCTTCCCTATCCCCCGCTATTGATGCAAGTTTACCAGCGTAGTCAACCATAAGAACTTTAATATCGATTCCTTGATTACGAAGTTGAATTATCTTTTCCCTTATATAAGTGGTATTAGTAATCATTGCTGGTACACGCTCAACCACTAATTCAACTCCAAACCTTGCAAGTTTCCTTAAATGCTTTGCCTCAAGTTTATCATATTCACCCGAGTATAATTCCTTCTTGGTTTTATTAATACTGGATTGAATAAAACGGTCCATGATTTGTTCTTGGCCATTTTCTGTATCAATATATAATACTGACTTCTTCATTCTGAGATAACCTCTTGCAAGGTTTACCATAAAGAAGGTTTTCTTTGCCTTGGGTTTATCTAGTATCACATTAACAGAATGCTCTGGATAACCTCCTGCATTAGTTAGTTCATTCAACTGCCTAAATGGGCAAGGTATAACTGAAGGTTCTGATTGTCTTCTAAACTGTCTCTCGGTAATATCCCGAATCATATATAAAGGTTCATCTTCTTTCTTAGGTTTACTTTTCTGAAGTACCTTTTCAATCTTCCTCGAATACTCTTCGTATTGTTCGAAGTTATCCAAATCGAAGGAATCATTTAAGTTCTTCATCTCAACATAAGTAGAGAACTGATATATCTTTTCTTTTATATAATCAGAATCCGATAGGGGTATATGATAGAGATTACTTATTAGTTTATTGATATTAGGTATATCATCCTTAGTTACCAAATCCACATAGGTTTTGGATTCTAGTAACTCTTTTAATACTTCCTTTAAGATATTCTCGGAGGGCATTCTGCCTTGCTTCTTAAAATATTTTGATATACCTTCGAAGATAAGGGAGTGTTCTATGAGAACCAGGTAATTGGATTTAATCCTTTTGAGTACTAATCCCCCTTCCTTATCTTTTAAAACAAACCTGAGTATCTCGAACTGAAACTCAGGAGAAAAACTGAACTTGATGTTGTCTTTAAATTTCTTCATATCTATATTGCAATATTATATAAACTAATAGATTTTGATAGTACCGAGATAGTTCTAAGTATGTTGACATCTATCTAGAAACTACTAATCCACTACCTTAAGCTCCCGAATATTTAATATTATTATTTTATATAAGAAAAAATACTTATATTTGCATAACGAATATTTAAAAACATGGGAAAAAGTAAAGGAAATAACGGTTCAGAGCTTCATCGATTAAAACCTATGCAAGAATATGATGAAGCTACTTTCAACAGACTTTATAAAGTTTGTAAGCCAGTAATTAGAAACCTTACCAGACAGATTGATTATAAACGGTTTAATCTTACACCGGATATTATCCAATCTTATTTCTGGGATAAGATGTTATTTGTTTTCAACAAATACTATGGTGAATGTACTGAAGAACATCTTAAAGCAAGAATCCTTGTATCACTTAGTACATTCAAAAACAAATTGCTTCGTTCTGCATACGGAGAACAAGCAGAGTATAATCAAAGCCTCTTTAAACTTGATGACTTATTCGACAATGACAAAGAATTAGAGGATGATACCGAAGAAGAAAAAGCTAAATCAGAAATGCTTGATATGATGTATACCTATATGAAGGATAAGCTTTCTCCAGATGCCTATCTTTTATTTGAGGTATTAATTACTCCTCCCCCTTTTATCAAGGAAAGGCTTGAAAATAGTACTCGAATAACTAATATAATGCTTATCGAATTTTTCGAAATGCCTAAGACTAATGAATCTATGAGATATATATCAGAACTTAGACAAGATATACAATATTGGGAAGACCGAGCTAAAGAAGAACTTAAGTATTAACACAAAAGAAAAGGGGCGTTTCCCAACGTCCCTCTCCCAATTAATTTTTACTACGCAAAACACAGATTGTAAACAAATGTTTACTCTTAAACAATACAAATAATACACATGAGTTTTAATACTACTAAATAACTAATAACAACTTTATGATGATATTTTTTGGATATATCGTAATGTAATAGTCGGTGGCAATTTTTCAATATCCAAAGTTTCTACCGAAGTTTCTTGTAAGAAAGATTCCCCTAGTAGGTTCCAGCTTACTACGATAGCACCATTTTGAATACCCTTGGTAGGAGTTCCTCTACCGAAATCTCCATTCAATCCCATCTCCCTATTAAAGAAAGATTGAGGACGAACGTTCTCCCAGTTATTGGCATTATCTTGTTTACCTTTAGATACACCAAGAGCATGCCTATGCTTAGGAAGGTCATCACCTTTAATAGAGATTAAGAAATTACCCTTAGTTGGTGTATAGTAATCTCCGACATTCTGTAACATTACTTCATCCCCAATTTGAACACCTCCAGCTTGGTAACCAATAACTATTCTACCAGCTGCCTTAGTATATTCTGCCCAACCCTTGGGTATTACATCGGTTTCCCAAAGAATAATAGAACCGATTGGTAAGTTAGCAGTACTCAGAGATTCAGAGAATTCTTTTCTGATAGCCTCAATTTGACTATCAATGTATTGCTTGATATTTAACTTAGTACCCGATTCATCTACTACTGGAAAGCCTGAATTTATCTGTTCTATTCTTTTCACTGATTCCCTCATCATACTCTGAGCAGCAGTAGTATAAGGGATTTCTTGAAACTTACCTTGATAGGGTACGATAGCAAAGTTCTCATTTCGTTTGGTCATTGCATCAGTACCCTTACCATATACTCCGATAAGAACAACGGAAGTTTTATTATTAGAGTAATAAGGGCAAGCACTCTCTACCATCTCTAGAAGATTGCTATAGGTCATATCGTAATTAGAATATACATCATTATTAATGATATCCGGTGTACGATTCTCTTCGGCAATCGGATAATAAATATCCAGAGACTTTTTAAACAAGGTGTAGAAGCTTTCGGAGGATTCATTCCAATAAGCTACAAAGTCTACTGGGTTATCTACAGGTTCGGAGATAGTAGTGTGTACTGCAAAGAGTAATACCTCTTCCGTTAAACCTTGGGTACCTTGGATGTTCTCAATGGTAATAGTTTGTTCATCAGATATAAATACATACCCATCCCTTGAAATACACCCAAAGTTTACATCTGGCAATTCTCCATCTTCTGAAGCCTTTGCCATATACCTTGCCATAATCCTATCCTTGATTACATTGGCATACTTACTTCCAGCAACTCCCTGAGGAGATACCACTAACTTGTTACCATTTATGGTAGCTGAGCCAAATCCACAGAATGGTCCTAAACCAGAAGGAGCAGCAATTGCCTCTGCTGCTTCCTTTGATTTAATAATACCTTCATACTTAAAGTACGTCTTCATTGTCCTTAGTATTTTTAAATTGATTCTTTTGTTCTGACATATCTTTAAATGCTTCACCTACATCCTTGAACTTTAAGGTTAACAATTTAAAGAGTATTCTCCATATACTATACCGTTTCTTAATACCATGTATTTCACAGATGTGTCCATATATACTATCTACTTCGAAACAGTAGCATATTACCATAACCGTTATTGATACCACTATTGGGTTCATCCCATAGGGTTCCCCAATAGCTTTACCAAGTACAGCACCAAGTAGAACATAACAGATATAATCTACTATTTTGTTTAGAGTTCTTCTTCCAGCTCTAGATTTTCGAATTTCGATTTTCTGTAACCTACTTGCCGATAACCCAAACCATAAATCTGATAGGATTAGAATTATTGCAAGAATTATCATCCATCTCAAATCATACAAGATTTGTGTACACTCTCCCAATATACCCACAGTGAATGTCTTGAATAAAGACTGAGTTGTGGTTTCTGTTATTCTATCGATTGTTGAATTTATCATTGTTCTACTATTTGCCAAGATTGATTACTGTAAGTTGTAATGGTAAATGTTTTCTCTGAGAGGTCATCATGTTCCCATTCTAACTTTTGAGGACTAACACTTAAAAGGTCTGCATCTACTACGGTGAACTTAGTTCTCTTCGAAGTATCTACCACTGATTCGAATATATACTCTCCAGTTTGTGCAGTTACAAATTCATAACCAGCACCACCTGCGTCATAAGTAGTTACTTTACCAACTTCCCTTATTCGACTATCGAAGTCAGGTTTATTAGAAGTACACTTGATTAAAGTAGATACTTGTTTAACATTCCCCTTTAGTTCTGCATAAGTAGGAGTACAAGAAATCTCGATGATTGTAGGATAATCTTCCAGTATTACTTGACATCTTAATGAAGAACCATCATCTGCCACAAAGGTATAAGTCCCAGCCTTGGTAAGAACAATTTCCTCATCAAGGTTATAGGTTTCCCCGTTCTTATCACAGGTAGCAGTACCACTTACATTGACCCCATTTTTCATTTCCTCAAGATGGAACTTACAAGCAGACTTCTTATCCAGTAATTGGTATACTGCATAAGTATCATCTATCTGGTCTTCTGGTAATGCCCAGTTGGGTTCTTTCCAATGACTGTCTGTAGCATCCGAAGGTACTATCTTTAATTTATTCTGATATACTACTGGAGAATTATTAACTACCAAAGTAGTCTTAGCAGTAGGGTAAGCTACAGACTGGAAGGTATAAGTCCCTGCCCTATTTGCAGTATATACATAACCATTCTGAGCATTAAAGGTTTCCCCAGTTTCAATTACCCTTACTCTGTAATTATCCCCATTACCAGAAATACGTTGTATCTTTACTGTAGCTTTTGCAGAGCCATTGAATAATGTGACTGTTGGTGGGCTAACAGTAATTCTATATACTGCAGTCTTACCAGATACTACTTCGAATATACCTACACCTTCATCTGTTTCCCTTTTATCCAGTGTACATTTAAACTTATAAGTACCATAACCATTAGCAGTAAACTTATCCCCGTTCTTAAACAACTTAGTATCACCAATTAGCTTACAGTATAGTTCACCAGTAAATGATTCTGGATAATTAGATTCAATGGTAAGAGTAGTGGTAGCATCTTTAATACTTTGCTTATTCCCAACTCTAAATTCAGAAGGTGTACATCTTACCTTATATGTAATCTCTTCTCGAGTTACAACAAAGGAAGTTTGCTTTACTGGGAACTCTACAATCTCAAAGATGTAGGTACCAGGCTCTGAAAATTCCCAAGTTGAGCCAGAGACTTTCACTATATCAGTACCGGATAATCGTACATTACTGGTTTTCACGGTACCCTTATAGGATACGTTTGCCCTTACTACTGTACTTACTTTTAGGTTAGTAGGAGTTATCTTTCCAGTAATAGGGTCACAAGTAATAGAATATACTCGATTATAAGATTCTTGATTAACCGTGATTTGAGTTACCTTAGTAGGGTCTCCCACACTTCTAAAATAATAAGTACCTGCTCTGGGTATATTAAAAATGGAACCACTTTCGTGTTTAGTGTAACCCCAATTTATATTATCACTGGATATCTGATATCTTAGGTCGGCATTTATCCAATCTGAAGTTACAGTTACCTTTACCGGTACTTCATATACCTCTGAAGTAATAAGATTGGGTTGGTCCGGATTTACTAACTCAGCTTTAATTGTATACCCATCATTTACGGTAAACCCATATTGAATATCGAAAGATACATGATAGGGTATGAATCTTTTAAAGAAAGCCTCTACGGCTTCTCTAAATTTTCTGAAAGCTGCCGAGTTCGAAGTATATCCATGACCGGTAAGTCTAAAGGTTACCGGTATACATTGAGAACAATCGAAAGTATTATCATAGGTATACTTATCGTCATAATGGTAATACTGGTCAAAGTGCGGATTACCTTTTACCCAACCATCATAACTATCAGCCTTTGCAGGATCAGTTACTACGCAGGTTAACCCATACAGCCTCATCATTATTTCGAAGAACTCAGAGGTACCTCTTATTTTAAAAAGAGATATCGAATACTTCAGGATGTTTCTTACTTGAGTACTGGTTAAAGTAAAGGGTCCCTCCTTTGGTATTATCCAAAGCTTAGATAATTCTTGGAGTTTAGCATCGGAGTAGAACCCATTAAAGTACTCTGCCCATTTCTGTGCATCTATAGTGTTCCCATAAGCAAAGGGCATTTCTCCGAGGAATTGCCAAAGGAAATTGAGATACATATCCGGAGCCTTATCTATATCGATAATGTCCAAGATATTCTCAATATCCTTTGTAATGTAATCTTCAAAATGCTCTCCACAAATTTCTAGAAACCTCTCTAAGATGCCTTTGCCATTTACCTTATAGGTATCTTGAGCTTTATACTCGAATGGCAAAAAGTCGATTAGATTTTTGAGGTTTATCATTATACAATTTCTTTTACGGTTAAAGTCAATTGTGAAGCATTTTCGAATACTGGTAAATTAAAACCGGGGTCTTCATAGTCATGGTTAGGTTCTAATACTGTAATAGAATATCTGTAACCAGACTGATAATTATTGTTCTGAATATCCAAAGAGAAGTCAAAGCCATTAGCCTTATCTATTACCTGTATAGAATTACCTACAGTACCAGTAGCCATATACCCATTTGATACAGAACGTACAGTAAAAGTAGTTGATGAATTGAAGGTAATATAGTAAGTCATAGACCCTTTAGCCTTATTCAATTTAAACTGACCCAAGTTCAATCCTTTATTACCATAGATGGTAGTAGGCCAAGGTTTAATATAGAATTTAGTAAGGTGAAGGTAATCTACTGTTGATAAGTTATCTATTAAGGCATAGATATCTGATAACCTTACGCTTCCACCTATCTGAGCTTGCTCTGGAGAATAGGCATTGTATAATGCTGTAAGAATTTGAGTTTGTATCTCTGCAGTCTTATAAGACTTCTTACCAGTAACTTCCATCTCTAGAATAATCTGAACCTTGCCTGCAGATTTAACCTTCAACCAAGTAGTCATAGGAGCCCTTTGGGATAATAAATTATATACCCTATTAATTAATTCAGAAGAAGCAACTGCTCCACCATCTGGGCTAATATATACGGTAAGCTTTCTACCGCATTCATAATCGGCTTTAGCTTTGTTTACCCCATCAACTAACATAGCTAAACTTTCGAAATCCTCTTTGGTAATTGCTACTCCCAAAGTCTTTACACTCAAAGGTATATGTTCTTTGAGCATTGTAAAGTTTTCATAGTTTGAACCACCTCCGGCATCGTAAGCATTACTTACGGTAGCATCAGTAATTGAAGAAGAAATTACTGAAGGTACAGAAGTAATAGTATTACTCTTTACATTACCCTGAGTACCATTGGTTAAGTAGAATACCACATTGGTTATTTTTGCTCCTGCTGCAGGCTTCTTACCAAAGGTACCATCCCCAAACATTATATAAGGATTGAGTGCCTCATCTACGGAAACCATAAAGTGTTTGTCTGTAGGTTTGGATTTTGCAAATGTATCTACTAATACCCAAGTTTCCCCACCTATCTGTAATGACATAGAGCCTTGTTCGTAATACTTACCATTTGGTAGAGTACCCAGATGAATTATAACTCTATCTCCAGTGGGTATTACCATATTATTGAGAACGCTTGCAGTATACTTTTCATGTTGTATAATTGGTACTTTACAAGTGGTTACATTTGAATACCAAGTTACGTCTCTGGCAGATAACCAAGAATTACCACTAGAATCTGTAAATAAAGTTCCTTGAGGTATAGTTAATTTAGCTCCGATAGAATTACCAGTAATACTTCTGGATAAGATTACATCTACTGTAGCAGCAATTGCTGCTCGAGCATGATAATCTACCAAAGCCCCATGTTTAACTACCGAATCATACCTTCTTGCCGTAGATAGGAAGGTTTCCCTTGCCATATTATCTACATAATAGTGAAGTACTTCGGCAATTGCCGCAAACAATGAGAGGATGATAATTAAGATATTACCCTCCGAATAATCCGTTATGAGTTTCTGACCTTGAGGGTCTTTGAGTCCCATAAGGGATTCAACCAGCTTGGCCTTAATCTGTTGATAAGACCTCTGGTATGGGTTAAGCCATTTATTTGTGATTCCCATATTATTGTGTATTTAATGAATTATCCGAACTGTCATAGGTGATATCGAGGTACTGACTAGAATTTGTTCCATTTACTACATATGTTACTTCTAGGTGTATTTTTGCATCAACTCTAGTAACGGTGATATTTTGGAAGGTTATCCTTTGTTCCCAAGCACCTATGGCTTGTTTTAAAAACTCTTTAATTATAAAACTTAGGGCTTGTGAGTTTGGCTCCTCAATACATTGCCATAATTTACTACCAAAGTTTTCCTGTCGAAATCTCTGGCCTATCATGTAGTATAATATTGAACTTATATTATCTCTGATAAGTTTAAAATCCCCATTTACTGGGTACCAACCTCTTTCACCCTTTTCATTAGTTGTAAGTTGGATAGGATAAGTTACACCTATACCAACTAAGTCTGTAAAATAATTCTTTTCCATTAGTGTATGCAGGTTTTATCCTCATAATCGTCTACAACGAATTGTGAGAAAGGTTTAGTTGCTTGAGTTAGAGTTGGACCTGAAGAACCTGGTCCAGTAGTTACACCTGAGTGTACATGAGAATTGAACATACTGCGAAGTTGTTCTAGTTCTTGGATAGTTTGATTTAGTTTTTCGGTTAATTGAAAAATATTGATTACTCCACCATTTTCTCCAGTATTAAATATCACTGAATCGCCAGAAGATACATTTATATCTCCCTCGGCATTTATTACTATCTCTTTCTCCGAACGAACATTTACAGGCCCATTGAAATGTAAATTGAGTTCTCCGTTATCATCATCTATGACTATTAGGTTTCCTTCAGGAGTAACTATCCCCATTTTATTAGGACCATCTAATGGTTGAGGTATTTGGCTCATTCCCCAACCATGGTATTCCCAGAGAGGTTTAGTTGGATCTCCAAATTCAAAAGTAACAAATACCGTATCTCCCACTTTAGGAGCTAAGAATTTAAAACCTGAACTAATTGAACCATGTTGTCCTTTAGGATATGCCCAAGCAAATACTCCCCCCATTACCTCTGGAACACATACCTTTACTCTATTCATATGTTTCTCTACATCGTCATTATCAATAACAATGCCTCGATAAACAGAGTAATACCGACCAAGACCCTCTAAGCCTTCGTCGGTTATTATCTTTGCTGTTTCGTAACTCATACCCTTATTTTTCTACATAGATTTGACTTGCTATTCGCTTATGCCTTTTAGCTATGTCTCGGTATACTCGATTAGCTATGGCCATATAATTAAACTTAACCCCATAATCTTCAGGCACTTGGATTTGTTTAACTGATACCTTGCCCGGGATTAACTTACCCTTAGAGGTAACTGTATTACCTGTAGATAATACTATACCCTCTGCCAAGGCTTGAGGATTATCGGCATTTACTTCAGTATAATAAGCCTTCTTTCGAATAAACTCAGCTTGACCCTTGATATCAATTATGTCCCCCTTATCATTCAAGAAATGCTCATTGTAATATACCTTCTCATTATAAGTAAAGTTAAGATTAAGATTCTGAGAAGTACTTAGGGCTTTTTTATCTTGCCCCCTTTTAGTTTTAGCATTAGCTTTAGCATCATTAGCTACGATGTTTTGAGTAGATAAATCAGTTTTAGAAGTTACAGAGCCAGACTTGGAATTGTTCTTTACTAATTCCATATTAGTTATATACCCTTGACCGGCATCCATAGAATGAGTACACTGTTTTATATACCAAAGCCCTGACCAACGTTTCCCTACATTATCTATTCGGATTATTTGGGAAGTTGCTAGCATAGGTCTACCCACTACCTGAAGTTGACATACTAACCTTTTCTCAGTTTGCTTTAAACCACCATTGGCATTAGCATTAGCTGCCCAAGCATACTTATCGGCACCACCGTATCTACTAAATAAATTATGGTAAAGTTTATAAAGAGGTACCTTGAGATTTACCCTTTTCATATGTCTTACCTTAACCCTCTTACCATATTGACCTTGACCATAACCCTTAGTAGTATCAACTTCCATATCGGATAATACTTCAGTATAGGGGTCTTTCTTTAAAGCTTCGAAACCTCTCTTTGAAGCAGGTAATATTCCAGCTTGAAAATTGATACCAGAAGCTATACCCGCTCCTGCTTGTTTAGAGGTATAACCCTCTGGGTCATAATCTAAGGGGTCTACATACTCTTCTACCATAAATTCCATACCATCTTCATCTTCGAAAAGATACATTTCGCATTCTAATAGCTTCTTAAGATTAGCTTCTAACTCTTTACTATTTTTAGAATTTTTTAGTACTTGCTTAAGGGCATTCTTCTTATCATCAGGTAACTCGTTGGCTGCTTGATTAATGATAGCTCGTACTTCTTCGGTAGACATTTCATCAAATCTCCTTTGCTTACCTGCTTCATAAGCACCTACTGGACCCACTGCTTCATATTCTTCTACTCTCTTTTTATATTCTGCAGTTTTTTCCATGTTATACTGAAGCTGAGTGTCCCAAGCATCCATTACCTCTGTAGGAGTAGTAGGATGACTTCTATAATCTTCAAACCCATTGCCAGTAATATTAGACACCATAAGGTTATCTACCTGAGCCACAGGAGGTCTTAAAGCTAATGGAGGTTTATCCTCTGGCTCATTTATATTAGTTGATAATACCGATAAATCTTTACTATCTGGGTCTAGAGATGGAGCTAATACTGCTTTAACTCTTTTAGTTATTTCCTGAGTAGCAAAAGATACTCTAAGTACTTCCCCATTCTCTCCTTGATATGTATAAGTACATACCGGTTCTTCATGGAATTTCCGATTATGTATATAGATAACACCATCCCTTGAATCTACATACCAAGGCCCATTAGTGTACCCTTTCATCTTCTGTTCTAATTGAACTAAGACGTTCTTGCCCACTAATCCAAAGTCACTATCAATTAAAGCTTTCAAGTCTTCTGGCATAGCTACTTCTGCTACTCCACTGTATTTGTTAGCATAGAGTACTTTACCAGTAGTAGTACGGGTATTCTCTGTGGGTACCTGTAGTGACTCGTATACTTTATTACTTATTATCTGTTGTTCCATTACTGAAATATTTCTATGATTACACCAGTAGCATTCCCACAGCCATTGTCTAAATAGGTAGATAATTTATAGCCTTCCATATCCGAATGGACATAAGCAGGTTGATATCTTAAATCCCCTGAAGAATCAATGCACTTAATAGTTACATGAGTACCTGTAGAATCGAATACTGCCTCGAACTCTCTTACCTTAATTATCTTCACAGGTCCAGATATGAATTGGCCATCGGGATATATGTAACCCCATTGAAGGCATATCTGTTGGTTCTCCTGGATATCAGCAATGTCTACTGTATCAGGATTACCCGTATCAAAAGTAAGAGTAGCCAAGTTTTCTTTTTCTTCATCATATCTATAACTCCAGGTACTTATATACGCTCCAAGGGGTATACCTGTAATGGGATTCATTATAGGCATACCTCCAAAATTGAAAAGGGCCAAATAAGGTTGACCCATTCCATTATATAATATAGGTTTCTGTTTAGCTGCCATAAGTCGGTATTCTTATTAGAGTTCCCATTTCTAATTCCTTAAAAGGATTCAGTATCTTATTAGCTTCAGCTATAATGTACCACTTACCAGAATCACCATAGTACCTGAAAGCAATGTTCTGCAAGGTTTCCCCATCTTTAACGGTATGTTGAATATCGTTAGAGGATTCCGGTACTACTGGAGGTTTAGCTTCTAAGGAATAATCCCCATCGTTATACTTCAGAGCATAGGCATTATTATATGGGCTAGCTCCCTTTAGGTATTGGTTAACATCAATCATATTTAATACCTCCTGTCTTTTTAAGTGAATCGGAATTTATAAAATCTCCATAGGATAAGTTATATGCACTTACTCTCTTGAAAATTAATTCTTGAGTTGCTGCTGCAGGCAATAACCTACCATTACCAAAAGTAGCTGGCTTTCCAGGTACCCTTATTCGATAACCGTTCTGAAAGTTCTTCAGAGTATAAGTTGCTGAGGTAAGGATATAATTGTGGTTATCGAATATACCAGAATCCCCCCACTCAATCTTAACAATCGGGGGAGCAGCCTGGTAGCCATTAGATTTAGACCATGCCTCTAATAACCTACATTTATTGATTACCTCTTCTGGATTTTCTGGGTCATTACAGTACCAAGACACATTGAATTGAATAATGTCTTCAGCACCAGTAAAGTGATACATTGGTACATTGCGACCCATTGATTTAATGGTGGCCCATGTGGTTTCTCCTCTAAAGTCTATTTCTGGAGGTCTATTCTGTAGGGTAATATATTGAGTGGGGTTAACAGTCATATTATATATCCTTACCTCATTCTGATATATAACATCTGCTTTAGCCTCGAAGTTTCTGTAATTAGTAGTATTCTTATTCCCCTTTGCTGGGTCTACTCCCTCACTCTCCTCTAATCTCGGGAATTGTAATTCCATTCTCCATTTAGCCTGGAGTTGTTTGTTTAGAATAGGGTTCTTAGACGATATTTGAGCTTCTCCGATTACTCCATTGGGAGTATAGAGTTTACCCTTTTGAGCATCATCTTTGGGAAGAGTAGAAAGAGTTCGATTGAGTAATATCCGAGCTCTCCATAGCTTATTTAAGGGACCAGTAAGAACACCTGCCGTATCTCTTGTAAGGTCATTGTATTTTTCAACAACCTTACCTGCTGCTTTATTTAATACTCTAGCCATAGTGTTTTAGTTTTATATTCCCATTACAAATGCAGCTCCAGTAAAATCTTGTTGAGAACCTGGAGCATAATCTCCAACTGCTTGACCATCTACTGAGATATTGATACGAGAATCTCTCATACCTTCTTTAATAGCTAACCTAACAGCATTAATAAATCTCTCTTCATTCTGGGCTCTAATGGTAGTTGGGTCTTCTTTCTCTTTATTCTGAGCTTCAGTATTCCTATCTACTGAATTACTAAGGTAACTAATACCCTCAATTAATAAAGGAAGACCTACAGTAATTGCTAATCCCCAGGGTCCACCGAGTAATCCCATAAGTCTACCACCTATAGAGGTTAAACCTTTTATAGCACCTTGCCTAGCCACTTGACTACCAACTTGGGCACCTGCTCCAGCTAAAGCCCCTCCAGCTAAATTACCCGCCATAGTAGTTGCTAATGGTACTCCAGGATTTGGTGTCTTAACATATCTTCCGGTTTTAGTATTATAAAATCTACCAGCAGAATTCATACCAATACCGCTTGACATCATTTGGAGTTGAACCATGGTTCTCATAAGGTTAACCATCCTTACCATGTGTGCTTCCATAATGGCAAACTGAGTATTAGTTTTTATTGCTGCAGCAGACATACCTTCAGTAGAAGCAGTAGCAATAGTTTGTAAATACCCAACAGACCTAATAATACCTCTTACAGTATTAAATCCTGCAACAATAGTACCTACTACTACTGCAGTAGCTCCTACCCTAAGACCAAAACCTCCAACCCAAGTTTCTGAAATAGAATTAATTACTTTGATTATAGAGTTACCCACATTTAGTACTGGGGTAAAGATTCTACCCAAAGCCGCACCTGCCGTAACGGTTAAGTTCTCTAAACTTGATTCGAATTGGTCAATTACACCTGCATCGGTTTTAAGACGTTCTTCATTAAGTCGGTTTACTGCTCCCATGTTTTGGTCATAGGTAGCAAGTATCTTACCCATCTTATCTCTACCAGAAGCAATATCCCTAAGTACGGGGAGCATACCACGATTACCACGAACTCCAAAGATATTGAAGAAAGTTGGTGTTTCAATTCGTGAAGGTAAATCTACTGCAGCCTTAGCAAACTTCTGATAGATAGTGTAAAGGTCTATAAGGTTACCTTGAGCATCGAAGAATTCATCGGGACTTAAGCCCAAGTCTGCTAAAGCGTTATAGCCTTTCTTTTTTTGGTTAACAAGAGAGAGTTGTAAGTAACGAATCATATTGGCCAGTGAGGTACCTGCCATAGAACCCTGTATACCCATATCACCCAATACACCAATAGCAGCAGCGGTTTGCCGAAGGTCTACTCCAGCAGTTGCCATATCTGCTCCTGCATAAGATATGGACTGGGCTAAGTCTGTTAAAGATATATTTGCATTAGTAACTGCAGTATATAAATCATCTGTTACTCTAGCGGCTTCCCCCATTGGGATTTGGTACATTGACATGATATTGGTCATCAAGTCAGCTACACCACCTTTCTGTCCCACTGGCATTGTAAAGATTGAAGCCAGCTTAGATGCTGGCCCAATCATCTCTTTAATAGCATCGAATTTATTACCCGCCATAGCCAGGTATCTTTGTCCTGATGCAACATCCGAAGCCGTAAGAGGAGTTATCTCATTGACATCCTTTGCCAATTGTAACATCTCCCTTTGTTCTGCAATGGTAGCACCAGCAATTTTCGAAGCAGTCCAAACTTCATTCTGAACACCCGCAGAGTATTTATAGGCCCTTGCCATTCCCCCTACGAGCTGCATTCCGAAGTCCATTGTATTAGAAGCTGACATCTGTATACCTCTATTCCAGGTATTCATATCATTCATCATTGTTCTGAATGACCCAGATATCTTGCCAGCTTCTTGAGAGAATCGGTCTTTTAAAACCATGGCAACACCGACCTCTACTATACTCCTACTGGTATTCATAATTTATTTTCTTTTCTTTAATTGTTTATAATATTGCTCGGCCATTTCCTTGAATATTTTCCTTATTCGATACGGAAGACGTAAAAAGCCGAAATAGTCTAAGGCTATCTCGGCTCTGGTGATATAAACAAAATCACTCTCTAACATTACTCTTCCGTCAGGTAGAAAAAATTCGGTGCCCAAACTATAGGATAAGTTCTTTCCTCTCCAGTGGTTGGATTAGTGATGTGAGACTCACCTTTGAAAATGGGGTCCATAGATAAGATATGCTTTCTCATCTCAGCCATATCCTTTGCAGTAAACGGAGTAAAGTTTTCTACCTTCTCCCAACTACCATCAACCTCTAAGTGAAGATTACGGCAAAGAAGAGGAGCATTCTTAGTTTGTTTATCCAAAGGCAACTTCATGAACTCTTGTTCCCCCTTACCCGTCATACAATCGAATTTAATCTTCTTGCCAGAGGAGAGAACATATTCATGGTTTATCAATCGAACCCCTTCTGGATAGTAAGGGATAGCATCGGGCTTTTGATTCAAATCATCCTCAGTTGGAGCAGTACCGTAATCGAAAAGGAACTCATGAAGGTCTTGGCCATAAGTAACTTTACCTCCATTCTCTTTGCCCCAATCATATTCAAATTCTACCTCATCCCCCAAAGAGAAGATACGAGAATTAAAGATAATAGCATAACGGTCATTGACTGGTAAGTTAAGGGCATCATCTACGGTTAATTTCCCATTAGGGGTAGCCGTAGTTCTAATTACAATTGCTGCAATGAACTTGGTAAGGTTCATCAAAGTCTTCATGTCTGAAAGGTTACTGAGGATATCCTCATCAGCACCATTCTGTTCTCTGATTTCATATTCGTAACCAGAGGGTCCGGTAAATCTAAATGTTCTAAATTCCATAACTGTTATTTTTAATGTTTACATATGTTCATAGTACTCCTTGTAACAACAAGAAAGGGGTGAGCTCCTATCACAGGAATCCCACCCCTCCACCGAATCTTAGTGAAAATAGACTAAGGAATTAGTATTTATCTGCAGTACCAACTGAGAACTCTATGGACTCAATGGTATTCTCTGAAGCCATTCTGTCCAAGTCTAAGCCGGTAATCTTACATGGCCATACCTCTTCGAAGACATGGGTATTAAGAACTGAGACTCCATCTTCGGCAAGTTCGTTTACAATTGCCGTTTCCCAGTATTGGCTTGGTACTAAACCACCACCAACTATGTGGTCCTGGCAAGAGTATAGCCAATCATGAAGCCATGTATCGGAACCTGCAGTAGTCATAAGTTTCTCTACGATAAGATTACCTATAGTAACCCTACCTGCAGTTTTAACGTCTCTATTGACGTCCCCATGAGCAACCTGGTCAATTTCAATATCTGGCAAAGTACAACTTTGGAATAGATAAGTATTGATAGGGTGTTTGGGGAACATGATGCTCCACAAGAATTTCTTCCGTGGGTTTTTTACTTTTGCTCCCATTGTGTTATGAGTTTATAAGTTATTACTTGTTTCTACGATTGATACTGCCTTAGAAGCTGCATCGATTACAATCTCCATAGTTACCTCTTGCATAGGAACTACATCCTTATACTTAAGGATAGCACGGTACTTACCCTGACGAGCATCTGCTTCGTTATTAACCGAAAGGTCATCCCAAGAAGTTGCATCTTGGTCACCCATCCAGGTATACTCGGTCATAGCATCTTCGTCTACCAAAGAATCCAAGGTAGGTTTAACCTCCAACCAGATTCTCTTCCAAGTACTCCAAACGTTTGGTTCTTCGATATACTTGTTGAGTACCGGGCGAAGGAACTTCTTCAGATAGAGATTCAATCTTACAATTGAAAGGAATCTTTCAGAATCCTGTTTCACTTGAGAAGAGAAGCAATGCCATAGCATGGTTTGCTTACCTGAATCTGGAGTATCTTTGATTACCATCTCATTGATATAATTCTGAGCAAGAGTGTTCAGTTCGTTATATCGAGAAGGAGAACCATAGTTGGGGCATACTGGACCAACTGCATCTCCAATAACCCCTCGGTTCATACCAGCAAAGGATTTCCAAGGACCATATTGAGTAGCAGAGGCATCTCCCAAACCAACAATAGTACCCACTACATCGGAATCCTGAAGATTACCGTTTTCGTTGTAGTACTTAAGTCCACCACCAAAGTAGGCAATGTACTTAGAGTTACCTACAGTACCAAGGCAAGTCTGTACCCAAGTAACCTGAGCTTTGTAATCTCTTGCCTGAGTACCTTGAGTATAATGGGTTAAGTGTTTGGGAACTTCGATATACAGTACCCATTCCATTAGTTCTTTTGCCATATCGGCAGCAGCCTTGTATACTTTGAGTACCTCTGAATCTTGTTCCAAGTGTTGAGAGATATGTGAAATAAACAATTGGTAGAAGTCTGTGTAGTCTTTTACCAAGTCCAGTGAAGCAATCCATTCTTCGGCAGTTGGAGTGGAACCTGCACTACCGATAGTACCATTAAACAGTTTCTCTGTTTCGGAGGGTGCAGCATCTCCCACGGTAATAGTGATAGCATTCTTAGTACCATCGATATCATCGGTAAGCCACTTAATTAGGTTTTCAAAAGAGGAACCTGCAGTAATTACCGGCTTAATATATTCCGAGTTCTTAGCAAATGCACTAAGAGCAAGGTAATCTACCGAAGTATTATTGTTATCATCGGCAGTTTTGTAGGTTATTACTGGACCCTGTTCAAGTACTTGCCCATTAGCCGAATAGATTTTATAATACAAGGTATTAGCTTGCTTATAAAAACCAACCTGGAAAGTATCTGCACTACCAATGGGATCTCCATATCCCTTGGTTACTAATCCAAAACTATAGGTAGTACTACCTGATTTGAAAGTAATCAGAGCAGAGGGTTTAGCCGAGTCGGGTACAGCAGAAGCAACTGAAATCCCATCTTCTGAATCTTTAGCTTTTCTTGCCGCAGCCGAAGAAGCAGTTACTGTACCTTGAGTAGCTCCTTTGCCAAGTACTCGAATAACACGAAGCTTAGAACCACCTTGCAAAGCCTTTTCGATATTTGATACAGAACCATCGGGTACAATTTCAGAACCATAGATTTTTTGGAACTGAGAGAATGTAGAGATGATTTCTGAAGGGTCATCGTATGGACCTTTAGTAGTTCTAGCCAATACACAAGAAACTCCTAACATGGGAGTAGTTTGAAGAACATTGTTGTTCTTAAACTTAAAATCAACATGAGGTGAAGTTGGCATAATTCTATTGTGATTAAAGTTAATTACTCGTTTAATTTATACCCTAGAGTATTGTACCTATACCTTAGGTACTTTTAACTCTAGCATCTCATTTTCGTTTTGTTCTAACAATCCAATAAGAACCGATATATCCTTGATAGGTGTAAGAGTACCTTCTCCCAAAGCTTTTTCTGGAAGAATACCGTCCTTACATACATAGGTGTATACCTTCTCAAGTATACCATGCTCTACATCTGGATGGTCATAATAATTACCAATCTCAATGAATAGGTTTCCGGTGGGAGCAAGCCTGCCCTTTTCCCATTCCTCTAAATCATTGAAGTATGGTCTCACGTATCCTCTAGCAGGTAAGCCAGTATATAAGATTGTATGTAGCAATCTCATATCTGCTTGTGTTTGAGAAACCAGATGTACATCTATGGTAATATCCTTAGTTTCATAAGGAAACTCTGAAGCTTGGTAATTACCATCCTCAAGTTTATCACCAATGATGTATTTATTCACACCAATATCTCCAGCATAATAACCCTGTAGTTCTATGGTTATTCTTGGGAGAGTCTTTGGGCCTTTTACTTGATTATTCCCTATACCAAAAAGTGGTATAAACTTCTTCATACCTTTGATTGCCTCTTGAAATCTTTTTTCGTTTTCTTGAGACAAAGGTAAGAAGTCTTCTGGGTTTAAGGTAAGACCCATTTCCAACATTGTACTAAGTAGAGAGATATAAAAAGTTCTTTCTACTATTTCTTCTGAGTTTACCATTAAAGTCCTAATCTAATATTTAATTGAACACTTTGATTGCCATTGTCATTAATATACCCATTATAAGTTACCTGAATACCTCCAAAACTACTCATTATGGTTTGTAAATGACCAACACAATTTAATTCACTAACCCATTGAGTAGCAATATTTGAAGGATAATCGGTAAGCCATACTTTAAAAGGTATTGGTTCACCAATACCTCCAGAGAATTGACCCTCTATTGTCTTACTTATATTGGTTATCTTAAATTGTTTTATAAATTTAGCAACTTGAATACCGTTGATAAGGTAGTACTGATAACCCTTTACATTACTAATCTGAGCAGTACTAGTATTTTGACCAAAATTTGGGAATGGTATTATTCGGGGTTGGTTCAAAGCCATACTTAGTAGTTCTAGTACCTGGAGATTGAGTTATATTTAAAACTATCTCAGTGTTAGGTTCTTGCTGTGAGATAATCTTAACTATAGCAGTTCTTTCCAAGGGGTCATAGTTACTGGGGTTATGTTCTTGATTAGTAGATTTAGTTTTGATAGTAAGCTTACCTGCGGCATTAGCTTCTCCAATTTCTTGGGTTACCTCTAACCAATCTGAGGAGCTTTCAACTTTCCAATCTACAGCACGATATTCATCTTGAGGCTTATTATCGATAAACTTCTGTTGGTAACTGTATACACCTATTTCTAGGGTCTCACCCCTTTTAGTACCATCGAAAGTATGGGAAGTAGTTTCTGGAGTGATACTAAAATAAGTTCCCCAGGTCTCTACTATTTTAGGAGCGGCCTTTTGTACCAGAGTTACTTCCCTTTCTACACCCTGAACTACTACCTTGAGAACCTGCTCTTTTATATTATTCATGTCTTCGTTTACTGCCTTAGGCTTTACCCTAATAGTTGCAGTACCAGTTCCGGATAAGGATGATATTTCGAAATCTGCTGCCATTATATAACCCTCCTTATTTCTTTTCTAATTTCATTACGTATTTCCTTTTGTAAGGCAGCTTTTCCACCAGCAGCCTTAAATGCAGGATTCCAAAGAGGACGAGGTGGTAAATTACCATCTCTACTACCATACTCTAACATGATAGCTATCTGATTCAAAGTCTTTCTTGAAGTCTTACCCGTATAGGTAATCTTCTTGATTCCAATTGGCAATCCGACGAAAGTTCTTTTCTTACCTTTTACCAAAGTAACTGAACGAGCATATTGCCCCGTAAGATTTAACATGGTATGGTCCCCATATTTCTTTAGGGTACCAGGAGCATGTGGTGGCCATGATACTCCTGAACCTCTTGGGGGAACACCCGTATTCAAACTTCGTCTTACTATACGAAGAAGTTGATTACCAAACTTTTCTGTACCTTTCGCATAGCCTTCGGTTAAGATACTTGGAGTTTTGGCAATCAACCTTTCTGCACGAGCTTGTTCTCGTTTATCTACGTATATTTCTAGAGGGCCAACTGGAGTCGATAGTGTAATATTAACCGACTTACTTGGCATAATTCTTACTGTTGTTTAGGTTTATCCAATCCCAGCTCCTGAGCAATTCTCTGTAACAGAGTCTCTTGAGTGGATATTCGTTGGTCCATGTATTGACGGAACTCCTCAAACCCTGGAGCAGGTTTACTTGGAGCAGAAGGTGATTGGTTAATTGAATTGAGAATGTTATCGCATTCAGAAACAATTGCCTCAAACTTTGGTCGATTGTTAAGTATATTCAAGGCATTATGTTTCTGCATAGTAACCTCATTAATTATATTCACTACATCGGTAGTATAATATACACCATTATAAATACCTTCATCAGATTGTGATGGCAAGTATACGGTGAGTTGTGATACCGAATCTTGGATTACCAATTCGACACTGTTAACAAAGCCGTCTTTAGTACCAGAGGCCATTGGTTTACTTTCTCCTACCTTTACGATTCTTGCTGTATCAAAAATAGGATAACCAGACCGTCTGTCTTTTTCTAATGTGAAAATCATTTCACCTTTCTGTACCTTTTGGAAAATCAATGTTCTTTCGTCCATAATCATCTTTTATTAATTAAGTTTAAACCAAATGAAACTACACCTGGATTCCTTTGCATGAAGTCTACCAGGTTTAAGAATTGATAGTATCCAAATTGATTTATGAGTACCTGAGCTTTGTTTGCTACTTCTTGTGCAATCTCTATATTGGGAGCAGGTAGAGCTAATTGTATCTTGAATTCGGTGAGTTGTTCTTGTTCCATAATTCCTTAGTTTAATGAGTTAAAACGAAAAAAGGAGTACACCTAAAAACAGATGCACTCCTTTAATCATCTTGGTATTTTAAATTACTAAGCTGGCGTTGTAGTACCGGTCTTCAAGGCAGCTACCAACGGCTCCCCATCCAGAGCCCCAACCGGAATTCCGGTTGCAACAGTCATTATAGCCTCTGTCCGCGATTACAACGCCATCGCCAGCACCTTTTACTTCTACTCCCATAATGTTTTGGATTTAGAAATTAATAAATAAAATTAACTATCTCATATAAAAATGTTCTAGTGTTGTAATTAAACCTATGCAATTTCGAATACATACTCATAGGTTATAGTTGGGGCATACTGGTTAATAATAAGTGTTATCTTCTTACCCGATTCTGATTGAGTTACTGTTACTGCAGCAGACCTTGAGAATTCAGTAGTGTTCTCATAAGTTTTAACTGAGAGCCCATTATCTACTATATTAACAATAGTCCAACTCGGTACATTTCGACTTGCTACTACTACCGGATATATATCAGAAGTTTCTGTACCATTTATCACTTTCTTTTTATAAGAGATGAATGGAACCTCTTCGGTTTTTCCCAAAGCTGGATGAGCAATAGATTTAGAAGTCTGACTTCCAGGAGCACTCCCCCAATTAAAATAATAATTATAAGATACACTTGCACCACCCTGAGTGATATCCACATAATCAGAAGCCCCTCCATAAGAAGCCGTAACTCTAATAGACCTACTACTTGTACTGGTATTCTCAGAAGCACTAAGTGTAGTACCTGATAGACTAAATCCTGAGGTACCATTGGTACTTAAACTTGGAGTAGCACTATCAGAGCCATCCCTTGTATTTGAACCCGAAGTATAATTCGCATATCTTGGTCTACTAGCACTTGGGTACAAAGTTACACTACCTCCAGTATTACCGATGGTATAAGAATTTGCCGTTAAGCTTACACTCCAAGAGCCATAGGTATACCCAGTAAATTCGTTTGCTGCCTGGTATACTGGTACACTTACAGATTTGGTTTTACCATTTAGTGATAAGGTACCAGTAAGGGTCCCTACTTGGGTTCTAGATTTAACCGTAGTTCCCAAAGAACCTGCACTAACTGCAGTACCATAACTAATGCTAGCACCACTTGTAATCGTACCACCTCCAGTTGTAGAACCATTCCATCCCCAAGTTTGAGAATATGAGGGCATAGTTGAGAATGAACTTCTACTTCCTCCACTTGCAGGTATATCGGATACACTTCCTCCACTTGCAGTGATTTCACTGTAGCTTTTATAACCTGCCGACTGAGAACAAGATATGGTTACTTTCTTATTGGTTTCTGCTTGGGTTAAAGTTACGGTACCACTACGAGTACTGGTAGAAGTATTATTACCCATAGTTACAGAAGTACCACTTCCGGATACGCTACCAGAGTTGGCTCTAGTATAAGTTAAAGCTATTTGGTTACCATAATTATGCCCATTTCTTAATTCTTGCTTGTAAGAAGTAACTGAAAAGGTTTTGGTACCTCCAGTAGCCCCAAAAGACATAGAAGTAGGTGTTACACTCCAACCATAACTCCAAGATTGAGAGGCTGCTGCCTGAGTGAAGGTAGCAGAAACGGTTTTACCAGATTCATCTTGAGTATAAGTTCTAGTATGAGCTCTTGAAGATAGAGCTAAATTTTCGGTAGCAATAAACCCCATAGTATCAGTAGACTCCTTTAACCAATCTGGTAAAGTTGTTCCGGTATGACCCACTGTTACCGAAGAGCCTTGAGCTACCCCATCCCAATACTTTTGTTTAGTTGAAGTTAAACCTATTCTAGCAGGGGTTGATTCTCCACCTATGGCAGGAAAAGTAAAGGAAGTATTTATAGCTGTAAAAGTATACTTATAAGTTACCTTATGAATATCCTCTAACTTTACTGTTTCGTTATTTCCATAGGAACCGGCATTGGATAGTTCCAACCCCACATAATTTTCCCCTGTTCCTGTAGGGGAGAGTGCTAACAATTCAGCCTTGGTAGGACAGTCATTTCCTGTCTTACCAAGGCCTACTTTAGTTTTGACAGCACTCCAGGTTGCTATCTCTCCCATAAGATTTATTTGTTTTTAAGTTCCTGAATCTCTGCCTTCAAAGCCTTGATTTCATCATAGAGAAGTTTAACACCCTCGATTGCCAAGGTTGACATCTTGTGATATTTAACTTGTTTTACGAGTACGTATTCTTCTCCGTTGATTTCCAAGGTTTCGAATTCCTCTGGATTAGGTACCGTAGATTTCTCTACTGGAACTTCTTCCACATATTTACCAAATCCTAAGCCTTCGAGGTTCTGAGCAATAGTTCCCTCATCCTCCTTACCAAGCATAGTAAAGGACTTAGTAGGTATCTGGCAAATTTGGTCCAGAGTATGATTCAAATCTTTAATGTTACCTTTGAGTCGAATATCTGAAGACTCTTTCCAGAAACCGGAAGGAGCTGTAGTCTTAGCAAATACTACCTGGTCAGTAGTTGCCAATCCCAATTGAGCTCTGGTTACTGTATGAGGATTATCCTTTCTACCTGCATGGTTATTGATAGAAGTTTGAGCAGCAGTACCTGCAGCCTTAGCATCGGCAATAGCAGCAGCCTGAGCAGTAGATACGGGTTTATCTGCATCAGATGTATTAGAAGCATTACCCAAACCAACTTGAGCCTTGGTAACTGAATGAGGATTAGACTTATTGGCAAGGTGATTATTTACCTTAGTTTCTAATGCAGTTACATCTGCTCCAGTATCACTGATAGCATTATCTATGTAAGTCTTCAATTCTGTACGAAGATCATTGATAGCATTAGTTCTATCGGTAATCTCATTTGCTAAGCCCGTTACGGTATCGTCCAGGTTGGTCTTATCGGCTGCAGTCATAACTCCAGCAGCAGTTTTAGTTGCTGCCGGAATAGCTCTATCAACATCATCTACAGGAACATATACTCCATTATTATCAGAATTTGATTTTCTAGTGTATATCAAATGAACACTATCGGGTTTAGCTACAGGTACTTGTATAACCGATACTAATTCATTGGGTAAACTATTGAGCCTACTAACGTGTTCATTATCTTTTGCAATACGGGCAGCTTCTTCTGCAGCTATGGCATTGGGTAAAGTCTCATCAAGTTTAACTCTATCGGATGCAGTCATAACTCCAGCAGCAGTTTTAGTTGCTGCCGGAATTGGGTATGACTCTACACCTTCTTGGTACTTACCCGAAGAATCCAAAGAAGCCCGATTCAATGAAACTAATACTTCATTCCCATTACTACTACTTGGTTTAATATTAACCATCATACTTCCAGTACCGGAAGATATAAACCAACGTTTACTTATGTGACTCCCTACATTATTTAAGAAGTGATTATTAACATAAGTTTCCAAAGCTTTACCTCTACTGCCTTCGAAAGCAGTACCTGCAATTTCTCCAATGATAAGAGAAGAAGTGTTACTATCTACGAATTTAGTGCCTGACCAACGGAATTGATAAGGAGGTTCACCATCTGCAACGTTTATATAGATTTTACCAGATTCTCCTGTTATTGGTGTTTGATGACCTGCATCCGTATACAATTGAACATTGGTAAGACCTTCGGTAGGACCTACTTCGTAAGTAGCATATACCTCAATAACATCATCTACATATGAAGGCAAATGGTTAGCTGGTACCAATCCCTTACCATCTAATGGAGCAAACCCATCGGGTTGTCCCTTGGTTGCTACAAAAGCATCGTGTTTAGCTTCTAGAGTATCGATATTCTTTTGCAACTTAGTTTCAAGGGCAGTATCTGCGACTTTTCTAGCATCGGTCTCTTCACCCAACATGACCATCAGGTTGTCATCATATTCAGCACGGGCATCAGCTTCCTCTTTAATAGCCTGAGATAACTTGGCATCAAGAGCAGTATCGGCATCTTTACGATTCTGGATTTCTTCAGCAAGAGCTGCTTCTGATTTACCATCCAAAGCCTCAATTGCATCCTTTCTATCCTGAACCTCTTGAGCTATGGCATTGGGTAAGGTTTCATCAAGTTTAATCTTATCTGCTGCAGTCATAACTCCGGCAAGAGTGCTGTTTGCTGCAGGGATATAAGTAGTCTTACAATCTTCTGGCTCGTGAGTATAAATACCAGCTTCTTTTTTAGAAGAGAAGTTATGAGTTAAAGTTACATGACTACTTTGCTGGCCTATCTCAACTGGGCTATTACCAGATAAGATGATAATATTGTCTGGTATAGAATCAAACAATTTCTTATCTGCTGCGGTTTGTACACCGGCCTTCTCTGCAGTAGAAGCAGGCAAAGTAATTGGATTCTGTTCTACGGTACCATCCTCAATTACCGTTTTAGTAGCAGCAATGCCTACAGAAGTCTCATTTGGAGTTACTACCCCAAGAGCAAAGTTAGCAGTAGTAATTCTATCTAACTCTACTTTATCCTTGGCCGTCATAGTACCAGCCTTAGTACTAGATACCTGAGGAAAATCAAAGGTTTCTGTAGTATCGGCATTCAGACCATTATCCTTAGTTATGGTTACGGTTACTTTACTTGCATCGGAATCAGCAGATATATCCGTAAGGGCATTTTCATCCAACCCATCCAACTTAATCTTATCAGCTGCAGACATTACCCCTGCAAGAGATTGGGTTACCGGGAGAAGTTCTTTAACGGCCTCATTGGATTCTCCATATTGATTGTTAGAAACGTCCTTAGTAGAAGTATTTACCTTGAAAGTAAGTTTAGAGTCATCTCTAGTTATTTCACTTACACCAGTAACCATGGTATTAGGTAAAGCATCAGAAGTTGCTTCCTCAACTACCAGCCGTTCCTCATGGTCATTGGTAATAGCCGTAAACTTATTATCTAATGCCGTATCAGCATCGGTTCTATCCTGGATTTCTTTATCGATACGTTTACCCAAAGCAGTATCAGCAGCGATACGAGCAGCTTCTTCGGTATCGATATTATCTTGAAGAACTTTATCAGCAGCTTTTCTCTCTTCGCTTTCTGTTTTGAGGTCAGAAGAGTTTTGGTCAATCTTTGCTTCCAATCGAATATCCTCAGCCTTACGAGCTGCGATTTCGTTATTCAGCAAATCAGTAATTGCCGTATAGTTACCGTTGATATTATCTTGAATACCTTGGATTAATTCCAGGTTACGTTGGATATTAGCAGTATTCTGAGTTACCAGAGCATTAGTAGCATTCAGGGAAGTTAACAACTCTGTACGAGTTTCACTTACAAAAGTTCTCAGCTCATTTACCGTAGTAGTAAGAGTATTACTCAGGTTAGTGAATGATTGTTGTAAAGTATTATCTCCCTGTTCTCGTAAGTTCTTTTCGGCTTCAAGCTTATTCTCCAACTCTGTAAGCTTAGCAGTCATAGTTGCTGCAAAGTTGGGGTCATCACCGAGAGCCTTAGCAATCTCTGCCAAAGTGTCCAATACTTCAGGGGCTGAACCAATAATCTTTTGGATTGCAGCCTCTACTTGTTCTGCATTCTGAAAGTCAGAATCGTTTAATAACTGAGAAACCTTAGTGATATAGTTTGCATGTTCTTCGATGCCATCCAACTTGGCATACAGCAAGTCAGTGAAATCATTTGAAGAAAGTACCTTGCCATCTACCTTATCTACCTTCTTATCGTCCATTGCCTGGTCTGCAGCAATTCTATCTGCTTTCTCCTGAGCAACAGCATTACTGATAAGAGTATCTTGATTAGCTCTTTCAGTTGATTCTTTATCGATATTGGTTTGAAGTAAAGTATCTCCAGCTAAGCGGTCATTCTTTTCGGTAAGGATATCCTTATTAATACCAGCCATATCATCCTTGTGATTCTGAAGGTTGGTATCAATCTTGGCCTCAAGAGAAGTCTCTTTGGCAATTGCTCGGTCTTTCTCTGCATTAATAGCAGTAGTGTTGGCATTTACCTTTGCTTTTAGTTCATTCATAGCATCGGTATTACCTGCCTCTAGAGAATCAATACGAACTCCCAAAGCATTATCACCAGCAATACGATTTTCCTTTTCTTGTTCAAGCTTAGTGTTAATATTACCTACTTCGGATTCCAAAGCTTGTTTGGTATTATCCAACTTAGCAGTAAACTCAGTACTCAAAGCTTTATCAGCTGCAGTACGGTCTGCTACTTCTTTATCTAAGTTAACCTGGAGAACTTGGTCGGCAGCCTTTCTTTCTACACTCTCAGTATTAAGGTCGATATTGAGAGTATCGATACGAGAACTCAAGGCACTATCAGCATTAGTACGATCAATGATTTCTTCGTTAATCATATCCTTAACTTCCTTGTAGTTATCACCTACAGTCTTAGTTAAGTTTGTGATTGCCTCTGAATTTCTTTCAATACTATGTTGGTTAGTGGCAATAGCAGTAGTATTTGCATTTACCTGCTCAGTAAGCTCATTACGCAATGTATTGATAGACTCTTGCATACTCAATGCCAAGTCTGAAATACGTTGGTTAACGTTAGCCAGACTTTGAGTATAGGCTTCATCTGCAGTCTTTCTTTCGGCAATCTCTTTATCCAAGCTAGATTGAATTGCGGCATCTGCATCTTTACGGTCTTGGATTTCCTTGTTAAGATTGTCTTTTACAACTCCAAGAGCAGCATCACCAATAGCAGACTTATTGTCTACATATTCTTTCAGTTTAGTTTCAAGAGCTGTATCAGCATCCTTACGAGCTTGAACTTCAGCAGCTACCTCAGCACTGTTTGCCTCATCACCCGCAATTCGGTCTTCGATTTCTTGGTTAACCTGTTCTGTGATTGCAGCCAATTTCTTGGTAATGGTAGCAGCAAAGTTGGGGTCATTTCCAAGGGCATCAGCAATTTCCTTAAGAGTATCAAGTACTTCTGGAGCAGAACCAATAATCTTTTGGATAGCTGCATTTACCTCTTCCTCAGTTTGGAAACCAGAATCGTTGATAAGCTGAGAAAGATGCGTAATATAATTTGCCTTTTCCTCAATTCCATCAAGTTTAGCTTTGAGTATATCGGTAAAGTCATTCTTAGTCAAAGAATAGCCTTCACGTTTATCTACTTTCTTAGTATCAAGATCTTTATCACCTTTTTCTCTAGCAGCAGCCTCGGCAGCAATAGCATTAAGCAATTGCTCCTTGTCTTCTACACCCTGCTCTTTTACATCTTCGATTTTGTGTTCAAGAACTAAATCCTGAGCAGCACGAGTAGTAGCCTCTGAATCGATATTGTTCTGTAATACTTGGTCTGCAACAGTACGGGCCTGAACTTCTTTATCAATATTACCTTGAAGAGCATTATCTGCATTGGTACGGTCTGTTACCTCTTTAGAGATTTCATTGTGAAGAACTTGGTCCTCAGAATGACGGTCTACCTTCTCTTGGTCAATTTTACCTTGAAGAGCTAAAGTATCTGCCTGGCGATTAGTGATTTCTTCGTTAATCTTAGAATCCAGTACAGTATCTGCGTTAGTACGATTTGCAGTTTCTTCTGCAATCTTTGACTCAAGGGATGCCTTATCATTGATATGGAGAGTTTTAAGGTCATTTACACTTTCCTTAATCTCATTATCGGCAGCAATACGTTCATCTTTTTCCTTTTGGATAAGATCCTTGAGTTCCTTCTCAAGTTCAGCATTACCTTGATTTACCTTATCTTCAAGGTCTTTGATATCTTCAGCATTCTTATCTACCTTCTTCTCAACTCGGTCGATTTCAGCTTTTAAGTCTGCCTTAACGGTATCAATCTTCTTATTGATTTGGTCTAACCCATATTCTAGGTTATCCTGAACTGCAGCTACTGCAGCACCCAGAGCAGCTTCGGCTTCCTTAGCACGATTAACCTCTTCGGTTAAAGCAGTACGAAGGTCGGTTAATTTATTAGTGATAGTAGTTGCAAAGTTGGGGTCATTGCCCAATGCTTCTGCCAACTCTTTAAGAGTATCAAGGGCATCATCAGCACCATCAACCAAATCACTAATCATCTGTTTAACTTCTTCCTCAGTTTGATATTTCAAATCATTCTCAAGCTGAGAAACTTTAGTGATATAATTTGCATGTTCTTCGATGCCATCAAGTTTAGCCTTCAACTCATCGGTAAAATCATTTTTCGATAAGTCGTATCCTTCTTTCTTATCTACCTTATTCTTGATAGAAAGTACGAAGGCCCAGAACTCATTTATAGTTCCCCCAAAGCCAGCACGAACAAAGTCATCATAGTAACCCTGTAACAACCGCTGGTCAATCTCTTCGCAGGTGTAATATTTACTTACATACATATTTATAAAATTTAAGGATTAATTACTGAACGTTGACGACCCAGTAAGAATTCCGAATCTATATCCCTGAAGGGTTCTCCCTCTGAACCACAGAAGGTATTTATTGGTATATTCGGATTTTCTGGATCTACATCTCCACCGTCTTCTATATCCCCCCGTATGCAAGCATAATCGGGAAGCCTATTTACACGGAACTTTATTACCTGGCCTATACCAGGATGAGGTATTATTTTATCCCAGATATCCCCGAAGTAATCTTGAAAGCAGGTGACAAATTTGTTTCCGGTCATCGATTGAAATGCCGTTACATCATTGCCATTACCTTTCATTTCAATATGAACTCCAGAGGTACCATTGAGGATAACCAGATTACTATCAAACCAAATTCCACTGTTTGTAGTAATTGGTGTCCACCTCAGTACTAACATCTTTGCCATATACTTTATTTTTATTCTACAAATTCAACTTTGGTATCTCGGTCTCTCTTTAGGATAATCATGAAAACTAAAGCCTCATCCTTTGCCTGAGCAGTCTGAGTATCTCCAGAAGGCTTATACGTTATACCATTAATTACAAACCTATCTTGTTCCCAATTAAAATCCCAATAACCTTCCGGTGTAAGATAACCGATTTGTTCTATATAAGATTTAGAAATTAGTATTGATAAGTTTTCATCATCCAATTCTCCTGAGACTGTTGCCTTATTGATGGGCCAGTTTCTGAAAGCATTGTAGTAACATAATGCCTCGATTTGGATGTTATAATATTTAGGTATACTGTCTTCGGCATGACTGAGAAGCTGATTAACATGTTTGGCCCAGGTTATGGATTGCCTACCAGCATCCCAATCTAAGAAGTCAGTGATAATTTTCTTGTATCTATCCCAAGAGCGGTTCTTTACCATTCTCCAGGGTTCTTTTGTCATAACTTAGTTAGAATTGATTTCTTACCACCTTTCACTGGAGCACTTGGATTTGGCCCATCTAATACTCCAGGTTGCCTTCTGTTAACTACTTTTGGGACTACGGTTCTAAATACTTCATCACAGAACGGTAAGTAGATTTCCAATCGTGAAGCTAACATACAAAGGTTCTTCCTTAATTCATCTATTAATCCACCTGGTTGCATTGCTTGAGAAAGTGTTTTCCATAGGGAACTCGTAGCATCTGCCAAGGTATCATAATATTGCACTTCAGTAGGCCCAGTAGTGATTTGTTTTATCCTATCACCTCGGGCAAGTTCGGGTTTAGAAGTACCATCACCAGTTTGTTCTTTGGTAGAAGTTAATTGACTTAGGTATTCTGAAGTACTTGTTAATAGATTAAGTATCTTCACATTGAGAAAGTCCCATGCTGCCAATTCCATTATTAATTGGTTTTCTAGTGCTTCATACCATAATTCATCAGTATACTTATCTGCAGGAATTTGGTGATTTACTAGAGGACCAATATAATATTGCCATTTGGTGATGTAGATAGATTTATCTTCCCTGGTCATTCCCTCTGATATCTCTGAAGGAATATAGTGGTCGATTAAGTTATATATTGTATCGGCTAATGCCGTATGCCCATAATCACAAACTACCAGAGTCTTATCTACGGTGATATCTAAACCATTCGAGTTGGTTACATGTAAGGTTACTGTATAGAAACCGGGAGTTTCATAAGAATAGGAAACATGTCTTCCACCATTGAAAACCTCTCCCTTATCATCGCCAAAGTCCCAGTCAAAAATGGATTTGGCCGGGACTTTGGATATGACTCTGAATGAAACTTCCAGACCTGACGTAACGTACAAAAAGTCCAGATTGTTATTCATATTAGTCTGTCTTATGTAATTTTCATATATTACCCTTTAGAAGAGGATTCGAATTCTTCCAGTAAAGCCTGAATAAGTGTTTCTACTGTATCATCTTTCTCGGCAACTATTTCATGAAGACCTGCTACCAGTTTCAGTTCTTCCAGGGAATAGCCCTTTGCAAGTTTTTCAAGAGTCATGCCTTTCTTGAACTGAGCATTCAGTCTCTTATCCAACTTTTCGATGTCGGCCTCTGAATACTTTTCGATTTCTGATTTATCAGCAATGATAATCAGATGGCCAGAGGCAATTGCCTTCTGAATCTTTGGTGCACGGAATTGACGACGAGAGAGTTCCTTGTCTTCTCCTCTACAAACGGTAATACCAGTTGATTGGTCATGAAAACTGTAAGCTCTTGGTCCCACAGTTACTGTATATTTATCTTTAGCCATATTTCCTAAGATTTAAAAATGATTAAAGAGAGGATAGGTCTTTTTTTTT